CCTAATACCTCCCGTGTCTTGCGTTCTGCTGTATCTGAAAACGCTCGCTGTCAATGTCCGTTAGCGCCCGATCCCTCTCGCGCCGATATTCATTGGCCCTGTCTTGCTCATGCTGCCGGTACATATCGTCTCTTGCACTATCGACAGCCTGATGGTGCTCAAAAGAATCGGAGCCGCGTTCAAGATCGTCACTGACCCGGTGATCGACTCTACCTAAAGGCTGAGTATGGGAACAACCACAGTCGCAGCCAGAGACAGACACCCACGGTCCATGCCACGGCGAATTAGGGTCTTTGGCAGTATCTTCATCTACCAACTGACCGAAGCTCTTCTCACCATGAGACACCGCAGGTACACAGAACAGAAACATCGTTGCCAGAATACAGAATAGAATCTTCATCTCACTTTCCCCCCTCAACCCATGTGATTCCACGTAGCCTCAAAAAACGCTTCCAACTCTCTATGGCGGAATCTGATTCGCCAAGTTGCTTTTTTAGGTGCTCAATCATATCGAGGCAGACGTTCTTAGAGAACCCGCCCAACGGTCCCGTCTCGTGCCAATCAAGCCGGTCCTGAGTTTTTCTTAGGTTGTTCTCCATACTGTCCAAAGCTATTTCGAGGCCATGGATGCGTTCGTTGAGCTGCGCCCTCGTCTTCTTTTTGAGAACCCGGTTCATAAACCATTCGTACGGTTTCATCTCAATCTCCCTTCCCCAATTCCTTCATCTTGTCTCGTACCCGGAGATAACCGTCTATCGCCCTTCGGATGTGTTCGGAAACCGAAAGGCCATCAGCCGCCTTTAACTCACGCAGCTTTTGATACTCATTCTCAGTTAAGAATAATGCGATTTGTCTCATAGTTAAAATCATTATACGCTTTCTATATGCGATGGCAATAACTTTCTTTACCCCCTTGTAAATAATTTTGAATGCGGATATTGTGGAAGGGAATCTTAGCCCGGTGGTCGCTCCCGTAAGAGGGGGGTGCCCAATCGCCCCCCGCCGGGTTCAACTCTTAAAGCTCATTGGGGAGCAATATGAAAAAAAGACCATCAGATAAAGCGTACTTCAAAACTCGCCACAACGTAGTAGATGCAAACAAATTCAGAGCACTGCCCACATCAGCTCAATGCCTATACTTCCACCTAACCCGCCTGCAAAACTGGTACTGCAACGGTAAACCCGGAACATTCGAGCAGCGGGACTGGCAACTCATTGTCGAAACCGGGCTCCCCGAACGCACCATCCAACGCGGCAAAAAAGAATTGATCGAGAAGGGCTTTATCAAAACTAACCGGCAAGGGCCGAAAGGCCCGACCGTCTACACCGTGCTCACTCCAATGGAGGGGAAAAGATGAATGAAACAAGAGCGGTATCAGAAATAATTTATCGAGAGGACCTTTACCCACGTTCACTTACAAACCCTGAAAGGGTCCAGGCATATTCTGAAAACTTGGAGATACTACCGCCCGTTGAAGTCAATCAGCACAATATCCTAATCGACGGTTGGCACCGATGGACCGGATACAAAAAAAAAGAAATCGAAAGAATCCCGGTAATAGTCACTCAAACGGCCACAGAACAAGAGATTTTATTTTTAGCGATTCAACGCAACAGCACTCATGGCTTGCAGTTGTCGCAGGCAGATAAACAAGACAAGGCAAGATCCCTCTACCATGCCGCGCCGGTTCGAGAGAGGCAAGAGTTCAAGAAAAAACTGGCAGGGCTTTTATCGGTAACGGAACGAACTATAAATTCCTGGTTGTCGCGTATCGACAAAGACACCAAGGAAGCACTCAAAACGAGAATTTTCGATATGTGGCTCGCCTGCTACACTCAGCAGGAAATCGCAGATGAGATCGGAATACCGCAACAAACAGTCAGTGACGAAATAGGGAAGTTTACCGAAAATGGAAACCTTTCCAAATCCGGTAAAATCCTCTTCCAAGATGACTTCGAACACCCGTTCTTCAACGTATGGAAAGTGCAGGATAAATCAAACAAGGTCAATCACTTCGGCAACACCGAAGCGCGTTGGCTGGAAAATCTGCTCTACCTGTATACAAACCCTTTCGACATTGTAGTTGACCCCTTTGCCGGAGGCGCTTCAACTATCGACATCTGTAAAAAACGCGGTCGCAGATACTATGTGAGCGACCGGAAACCAATCGTAGAACGCGAAAAAGAAATCCGGCTTTGGGACGTGACCGAAGGTTTGCCGCCCATTCCAAGATGGCAGGACGTTAAACTCGTCTATCTCGATCCACCGTATTGGAAACAAGCAGAAGGAAAGTACAGCAAAGACCCCACGGACTATGCGAATATGACACTCGAACAGTTCAATAAAAATCTGTCTGAACTTATTCACTCCTTTGCAAAAAAGCTTGCCGGAGCATACATCGCGCTCATCATCCAACCTACCCAATGGAATGCACCCAACAGGGAGTACACCGACCATGCCGCCGATATGATCCGATCCATTAAACTTCCAATCCACATGCGCTTCCAATGCCCCTACGAAAGTCAACAAGCCAACGCGCAGATGATGGACTGGAGCAAAAAAAACAAAATCCCGCTGGTTCTTTCACGGGAACTTATCGTTTGGAGGGTCTAATGCCGCAAGAAGAAATCTACGGAAAACGAGATAGGACGTACTCGGATTGGCATCGGCGGAACTCCACACGCCGGTATATCGGGATAGAAAAGGCACAACTCCTGACTATGATCGACCTCGATGCTTCGGTTTATGTCGAGTACGACGATGGAACCAAGGAACCGCTTGCGCTTATTGAAACTGCAATGGACATCGGGCAGTCGTTCAAGTCAGCAACCGTAACTCTTAAACTGGCTCAGCGAGCCAATTTGCCATGCTTTGTTCTACTCTACAAAAAGACGGCATCAATCCCGCCAGATATTGAACGGTTCAGGGCCAAAAGACTGCATCCCAAAATAGAGAAGGAATGGAGAATCCTCACACCCGAAGAGTGGTGCAAAACCTTATTGGCCCTTCGTAAGTGGCAATGTTCCAAGCTCGATCAAGAGTGGGAAACCCAAACCGCTGTCCCGCCATAATGGCGTATCAGAACCCATTCCTGTCCCGCCACTTTTGAGGTGACAAAAAGGGGGGTACTTAATAAGAAAGAAGTTTATAAGAAGGGATGTAAAACCCCCACAAGAAAATCTATCCTGAAAATCTCACAAGTTGCCGGAGGCAGGCACGATACCCACCCCGGCCTCCCGGTAGCCCCCCGGTGGGGTCTCCCCAGAGAAAGAATGCCTATACCATGGGGGCCGTCTCTATGGGGACGGGTATCCATAGGGGGAATCTCCACCCCATGGGGACATGCTGGACATCCTCTCGGTTGGGTGAGAACAACAAACGACCGTATGATATTAATCTGTGTTTGGGTCTGTCTTGGAGGGTACTGCGGGGCCTAGACTGGTACACCGTAAGGCTTTGCTGGCTTCGGCTGCTCTCTTAGTTCCTTCAGCCATACGTGCTACAAGCTCGACACTGCCAGATACTTCCACCTGCTGCTTGTCTGCATACTTCCGAGGATTGAACTTGGCAGCCAACCACTGGCGGCCACCTATTCGGAGACGCGACCGATCTACATTGTCGTAGGTTTCGTGGGAGACAACACCCTTCCACTCCTTCGTCTTAGTGCTCGTATGCTCAGTGTCGGCTATTTCAATGGTTTCTTCGGCCAGAAGCTCGGCCTGGGCTTCCCGTGCCTTCCGGTATTGCTCCGTGAACCAAGGATCTACCTCTTCCACCACCCAGAACAGTGCAGTTGATGGTGCTATTCCCAAGTCTTTGCATATCCGCCTTAGACTGGGTTTATCGTCATCGGTCAGTCTTCGGCATAATTCGGCTGCAACGGCCTGGTCGTAATTGCTTTTCGGTCCTGGTCCTGGCAGGACTTTACCGGTTATGGGGTCGTGTGGGAGATTGGGTGTTGTATCGAGGGTATGACCTGGGAGGAATCTTCCGGTATCGGGATCTCGATCCAGGTTGGTTTGTTGGTCCATGGGATTACTCCGGGACGTGTTGGGGTATAGGTTGAGCAATAATAATGGGTTACAGGGCCATTGTAGGGCTTTGTTTTTTAGTAGTCAAGTGTCTCAGTGAGACAGTATTGCGGAAATATCGTTAAAAGCGTTTTGGGTGGCTGTTAATTGGCTTGCGTGGCCGATTTGAAATTATTTTTGATGTGATAGTAAAAAAAGACTTGACAATCAATTTCATCGGCTCTATCTTGCAAATCAACAAGGCAACATTCTTTGAAAACATGAAGCTGGACCGAAACCGGACAACGTAAGATACCGGGGCCTTGGCAACTAAAGCCGGGACAGCGAGAAAGAAAGCGACTCAGAACAGGATAGAGGGCAGAAGGGGAGTAACTATCATGGCGTATTCACCTAACAATGAGATCGAGAGGGCACTGGGCGGATTTCGACACAAAGAGACAAAGGCACAATTCGAATATAGGGATAACGATACCGGGATGTTTCCGGAATTCCCGCACCAGGTCTATCTCACCAATGGGGAAATGAGATTTGCGCGAATAATGAAAACCGTGGCGGTTGTTGTGGTGGATGAGGAAGAGTATGGATTAATCATAGAAAAGTGGCCCATTAAAACGTTGTGGGCGAGGGAAAACCTATCTTAGCTAATCAATTCAATCCGCCCTCTACCATGTTCTGAGCGCAAACCGATAGGGACTGTAGAGCGGGTCACAATATGGAAGGGATACAATCATGCAGACGGCAGTGGATAACGTAAAGGCATCAGCACGGAAGACGGCTTTCGGGTACGTTGGCCGGATCACAGTTTTTGGGGACAAGCGGCGGTTGTGGAGTAGGTCAACGCTGATCACTCGGCAAAGCAGGGGTGACGCACTCCATGATGCAAGAATACTTGCCATTGATACGATCATTCAAAACGTAGTTGAGGTTCAGTGGGCTTAACATTTAGCCGCGGCCCGCTGTATAGTCTCTATCGAACCGGGGGACCGATCCCGGATGATGGGCTTGGGATGAAGAAAGGGGAGAATATGAAAAGAACTGAGATTACTGGCATTATTAGAGATTGTGGCAAATTGGTAGCGACCTGCTCACATTGCGGCCGCACGGTTGCGGTAGAGGCGAAAGAGGGCAAAAATGGTGTTTAGGGACGCTCATGCTCATTGTGTGTGTCAAGGCAGGGCAAACTAACATCAGTAGCCTACGGGCCGAAAGGGGCATAATCATGGCAGAACCAAAGAAGGCAACGGCAATAATCCTGCGGGGTATAGACCCGGAGATGTGGACTAAGTTTCGGGTTTTGTGCTTGCAAGCGGGCATCAGCGCACAGGCGAAGGTTGATGAGCTTATACGGCGCGAAGTTGAGCGCGCAGGAGGGAAACCATGATCCAGTTACAGAAGGAACAGCGAATAACCGATCCTCGCCAGATGTGCATCTAACTAAACATTCAATCCCCGTGCCTCCGGGTGCGGGGAGAAGAGGGGAAGAAATGAGCGAATCGGTAGAGTCTCTAAACCAGAGAGATAACGGCCTAAAAATAATGGGCTACTTACGCAAACACGAATGGAACACCAAGTCTGACATTGCTAGCGAATTGGGAATTGAAGAAGTTGATTTTGAGTTAGCACTACAACATCCGGTGTGTGCTGGCCGAGTTCGTACTGGGGTCCGTTCCGACAGCTACGGCCAAATAGTGATATGGCTATAATGAGCGAAGGAGGCCAAAAATGACAAAACCGATTAACACCGGGTCAATATCGAACCTGCCGCCGGACCTGTTGAGGCAGGTTAAACAGCATTTACTGAACCTTCCGCCGACCGACCACGTGAAGACTGTTTCAGGGTTCGTGATTGCTGCTCTGGAGGAGAAATTACGGCGCGACTGGATAAGGCAAACGCCATGAACCTACTGCCCCTCTTCGTGAGGGGCTTTCCTCGTTTTAAGCGCCTCAATCCCTTGTTTCAGCTACCCGCCCGTGTCTCACTTCGTTTCTAATCCGAAGTGCCGGAATGGACCCCTTAACGCGATTTCTACGCTACTTTCCCGCCACCATCGGCCCCGCAATTTGCAGGAATCTCTTGAAGCTCCTTATTTCGTAGAAGAGATGGTCTAACCGAACCAGTTTCAGCCGGAATAGTTTCTGGTCTTCAGAAAGCCTACCCTTTGCGGCTTTTAGCTCGATCCATAACGTCATCCCATAGGGCATGGCTGCGAAAATGTCAGGTTGGCCCGGCCTGTTCCTGCCTCGCGAACGATCATGCACAAATGCTATCGCATGGGAGTCCAGCCAGCTTTCAATTTTGAGCTGTAGGACGCTTTCTTTCTCCTTGTCGGGTTCTTCATCGTCTTTGTGGGGAAGTTTGGCCGCAGACCTATCCTGACGACGCTGATGGTATTCTAAAAGCTGCTGTTCCGACCAATTAGCCACTTATTCCCCCTCCTCCCCCAACTCCGGGAACCGGCTGATAGCGTTTTCCTTCCAGGCGGTGAGCTGGCGCAGGTCTTTTTCGAGTGTGTCACATTCAGTCAGCCGCCACGCAGCTAACCGTTGTGCTCCAATGAGTTCAGCCTTCAAATTTTCAATTTTCGCTCTAAGAAAGCACGGGTTCCACTCTTGCGCCTGCCGTTCGCCGGTTGCTCTTTTCGTATCCCATTCGTCTTTTTGTACTGGCTTCCCGTATTCGGTCATGATTCCCCCTTAGCCCCCTGCTCCATTGCCCTGGCCTCGGCCTGGCCCTCTATGATCTCCTGCACCGCACTGTCGGCCCGTTTCGTTTGATACCGGCCATGCAATGCTTCGTCTTTGATTACACTGCGGAGTTTCTTGTTTGTAGCTTTCAACTCGGCAAGTTCAGCATCCAACTCATCACGATTCTCTTTTGCCTGTGCGATTTCAGCCCTTGCAGCGTCCCGTTCTTTCGTAATGGCTTTAATCTCTGCTAGGCAAACTCTCAATGCATCAGCCAACTCACCCGAAAATCGAACGGACTCATAAGCCATCCATTTAATGCGTTTCCAGCGTTCCTCGTCGGTGTCAATGGGAATGAGCACCGAGCCTGAAGGAGGTTGCAGTATCACAGCCGGTTTTTCGATAGAATACGACTCATCCGGCAGCTCTGCCGTGCATGACCGACAGTTCGAAAACATATCATTCTGCATGCCCACCGGTGCCTTGCTGGCGCGGATATTCCGGCACGATTCAACCGTTGTCTGTTTTTCGGTGTAAGGGCATTGCCACATTAGTCTGCATCCTTTATCGCCTGCATGATTTTTACGATCACCTGCGGCACTACTGAGTCTCCGAGGGCGGCGATCCATTTGGATCGGTCAGGATCGTCAGAGGGTAGCCCATCCACCATGCCGCAAAGCGACTCGACAGCCTGTAGCCAGTGCATGTCCCAACCGTCTCCGACAATGGCCGAGAATTCCTCTCGAAAGTCTCTGGACTGCATTTCTCGGAGCGGTGATCCCTGGCCGTCAATGTGGGCAATAATCCAGACTCTATTTCTTCTGTGCCAGGCACCGACCGGCTGATGCAGGTATAATAAAACTCTCGACCCAATAACCCGCTCTCTCCATACCAGAGAGGATACTTTCGTATGCCAATCCCCCGTCAATAGTGAGGAGACCAACGACGTTCTCGAAGATTGCCCATCTGGGTTTCGTAATTTCCAGCGCCTTAATAGCTTGGTCCCAGAGCCAACGTGGGTCTTGTTTGCCGAGCCGTAGGCCAGCACAACTTGCTGCCTGACAGGGCGGTGAGGCGGTGAGAAGGTCGATTCCATCACTACATCGTATAATTGGCCCCTCTGCAAATTTCTTTGATGAGAAGCTGTGTGTTGTCCCTGTCTCATATTCGCATCCGACCCTTGCAGAGTAGGCAGTAGGGCGTTCTTGTATTTCGGCCTGCTCTTCGAGTTCCCCGCATACTGAGCCTGTGCCATGTCTTCCAGTGTTGCGGTACTCTTGGTTAGCGTAGGCAACAATTTGTTCTTCATCGTTTATGTCCTCAATGATCGGCACACCGGGCCAAAGGCGGTTAAGCTGCTTCCGGCGCCACGGGTCTATTTCGCACAGGGCCACGTGTTTGCAGTCTGGCCAGACGTGGGAGGCGGCGAAGCTGAAGCCAGAGACGGAGCCAGAGAACAGGTCGATGTGCCTCACGCTATCCCCTCCTTTTGCTCCCCGCCATAATATCCAAACTCCCATTTCTTTTGCTTCCACTGGACCAAAACAAACTTGAAATACCAGTATTGGGACGCAGCCACTTTGATTTTTACGTTTGCGTCGTCTTGCATGAAGCCCTTAGTCTCGTGAAGCTCGATCCTATCTGTGAACAACACGATGAAGTCAGGGGTGTAAAAGGTTTTGTCGGCAAGGCGCAACTTTAACGCCTCGTAGCGCCAGTCAATGATTTCACCAGCCATCTTCAGGCCGTCCAAGTATTTTCCGTAACGCTCTTCGAGCTTATTCATTCCCTTTTCGGGTCGAGGTCCGAATCGTGGCTTGAATCGTCCTATACTCACTATTCTCCCTCCTTCGCCAACTCCGGGAACCGGCCGTTGGAGTTGCTCGATTTCCTCAACCAAATCCCGGAACGTATTGCAGCCCGCACAGTCGCAAGCGCCCTTCGCGGATAGATCCTGTTTAATCGCTTCGAATTGTTCTTTTGTCATTCCTCCTCCTTTTCTCGCAGGCTGGCCGCTTCCTTCCAGGGACGCGGCCCGAGTGAACGATTCACTCACCTGCGAAACAATCACCAAGGCAATTCATCTTCGGCCGGCGGTTCTCCCTCAAGACGTTCAGGAGAGTCGCAAGCAAACTTAATGCCGCGGTTTCCCCTTGCGATCCAGCATAGGCGGGGATCAGGTCCATTCAACCGGTCAATCTCGGCCAGACAAGCCCTGACATAGATTACCGCAATGGACTTGATTCTATTGTCGGCAAAACTCCCCACCCAGGATTCAGGGCAACCCTGCGCTAACCAGTTGTCTATTTCTGCACGTTGCAGCTCCCATGGGTCAGGTTGTAATGCCTTGAGTCTCCGCAACTCATCCGTAGCACTAATCAGTTGCCGCCTGTATATATCCACCGTTTTCCCGAGGCGATCCACGAGGTACGCCTGAGCCGCCTCCCACGTATCGTGGTACACTTGATAGTCGGTTATCTTGCGTTCTTGACGATCATTATCAAGCCATACGGTCTTGTCGGTTTCCCCAGTGATTTCCACTTCGGTTATCTCGTTGTTCCACCGGCTCCCAGTTCTATACTTTTTCACTTTCTCCCCCTTCCGAAGCCGAGTACAAGTCGCAAACAAACGCAATGCCCCGATCTGCACTTGCACCCCAACATAGGCCGAAAGTTCGGCCGTCTCGTTCCGGGCAGTCAAGGTTCGGACAAACTTCAAACGGTTTTAGTCTCATGGTTTGACTCCTCTCCGTGGATCTCCAAGGCGAGCAGCCGCTTGATCTGGGCGGAACGCTGACGGACTAGTCGCCTCTTCTGAGAAGTATCCCAGGGCGGATTTTCGTAAATCGAAAGCAAAATCGCCTCCAGTTTCGCATCGAACTCTTTCCCGAATTTCATTTTGCTGCCCCCTTTCCCGCAAGTCGAAGCGGTTCCATTTTCCGAATGTCCTTAAACTGTTACAGTGTAAAAAACGCCCTTTTCCGAGAGCTCCGTAAGATAATTAATATCTTTGTAGATCAGTTTGAACCATTCACCATTTCCACGGGATTCCCTAAATCGTTCGTGGAGTTCTCGCTCAAGCCTACCGTGATTATTCGAAGCTATTGTACACAATGTGACTACTCCGTCAGCTAAAGCAGACGGCTTCTTGGGACACTCGGAGCAACCTCCAAGTTAAGTCCCACAGGCTTAGTCCAAGCCTGAACACCACGAGCAAGAATATTTCTTGCAGCGTTGTGATCTCGGTTTAACACAAGTCCACAGTGAGGACAGTTGTGAATACGAACAGACAAAGATTTTTCGACAATTTGCCCACAAGAGGAGCAGATTTGACTTGTGTTTTTAGGGTTTACACCTATCACAGTGACACCAGCACTTTCAGCCTTGTGTCTCAGGATGCTCTGGAACGATGCCCAAGCAACGTCAGAGATCGAACGGGCGAGTCTACGGTTCTTGACCATACCTTTGATGTTCAAGCTTTCCATAGCAATCATCCCGTATCGACGGATCAATTCATTAGAAGTTTTGAAGTGAAACTCTCTGCGAACATTCTTTACTTTAGCGTGAAGCTTTTGAACTTTCTTAATAGCCTTGCGCCCATTACTTCCAAGCTTCTTTTTTCTAGAAAGGCTACGTTGTCGCCTTCGCAATTCAGGAAGCTCAGCCTTGAGGAATCGTGGATTAGCGACATGCTCACCATTACTAGTGACAAGGAAAGAGTTAAGCCCAACATCAATACCAATCGAAGGATTAACAGAGGGAGCAATAACAACATCTCCCAGGTCACAAGAGACAATCAAATACCACTTTCCAGCTTCTCGCTTCAAGGAAAGAGTTTTGATCGTGCCCTCGACTGGACGATGCAAACAGACTCGGATTATTCCAACGTGTTGAACTCTCAATCTATTAGCAGTCAGGCGAATTCCATCACCGTGAGAGGGAAACTCAACAGAATCAAAGAAGTCCCTTCCTTTGAATCGTGGGTATCCAGGTTTGTCCCCTGTCTTGATACGACGAAAGAAAGCCTGGAAGGATTTGTCCAGTCTTCTCATAGTAGCTTGAGCAGAAGAGAAGTTAATTCTAGCAAAATAGTCGTTAGTAGTCCTTTCAGCCTTGAACCAAACAGACTGCTCAGTGTATTTGATCGACTTCTTTTCCAGTTCGTAAGCATCTTTCTTTTGAGCAAGGCAGGCATTATACAGGCGTCTGTGAGTCTCAAGCATTATCCCAAGCTCACGCTCCTGATTTTTGTTAGTCCAAAGCCTGTATTTGAAAGCCTTTCTCACTTACTTTCCCTTTTGTGCCTCTATGTATTTTCTAATCGTATATTCGGAAACGTGTCCAACAGACCCGGCATAATAAGACCTAGACCAAAGTGTCGGAAGTTTACCACCCTCCCCGCATAAGCCTATAGTCCTCTTTCCCGGCTCTGCGCCAATCACCCATGTTGGTAATTGCTTTTGAATTATCTAAGTCAACCTCGAAACTTCTGACAAGACCGTTTGCATTAAACTTTGGATTTCGGGACAATTTCACTTTCTCCAAATAGGCCATAACGTATGGGGAAAAACCGGGCCGCAGGATAAGATTTAGAGAAACGTAAAGTCGTGATTTCTCTTTTGTTGCCTCACCGCCCTTACCTAAAGGCTCACCCTTCTTTTTCTGCAACGCTACAACGCAAATCCCGGAACCTACCTTCTCGTGAATACTCTTCAGAATATCTCCTATAGCGTAAAAATCCTTGTGGATGTCGATGAAATCAATCACGGTAGCTTGGTCTGCCAAGATGTGATGGTGGTAGTTCTTCTCCACTCTACCAAAATCCACTCGGTTCCAAAGGTCTGTATCCATCCAACTCCCATAAGACAGAAGCCGTCCATCAAGTTCCGCGTCGCTCATTTCGCTGTTTATGTACCTGATTCGATGGGTCCGAAGATTGAGGCGACAGAACTCCAGCATGAACCACGTTTTAGCGGCGTTCCCGTCCCCGGCCACGACAATGAGATTACCCGGCTGGATTTTAACAAACTCACTGAGTCCCAGGGGGAGAGTGCAGCGATATTCACTGTCTTTGCTCTGGAAGAGTTTTTGCGGTGTAAACTGGGTGTCTATTCTTTGATACGTGCCAGATTTAGTTCCGATCCGTTCAATGACATTTTCTTTTAGTAATCGAGACAATATATTGCGAGTGTTTTTAGTATCTTTAAATCGCAAGTCCCGTGCCACATCAGTATAGTGGAACACGCCATCTGTAATATCTAACCATTTCCGTATCTTATCGGAGTCAGACAGCTCAGGCCGGACTAAGTTTGTATCATAGTTTGTATCAAGTTTGTATCGGTTTGTATCACCCTCCGCAGATGTACCGTTTGTACCGTTTGTATCGTTTGTATCATTTGTATCAGACGGACCCGGCCCATATCTTTTCCAAGCCTGATCTACTTTTGATAGTGCTAGCCGCTCGGAAAATCGTGGTGTACAGTTCGCCGCCGCGTGGCAAACCAAAAGCTCAGCCTCGGCCTTCGATACGTCTCTTCTGCGTAGTAGGCAGGCATACTTAAAGAGTTTTTCGTCCCGCTCCCCCTCTCCTACACCCGCCAAAATGGACAGGGGGTCCAACTTCGTAGGGCCATCGTTATCCAAGGGTACCATTGAATAGAGGTTTAAAATCCACCTTGGGGGGTCCACAATAGAACTGTCAGGGCCGAGTTTGTAGGTTCCTCCGGTTTCAGGGTGAATGCTTCCTGGGGCTACGACTTGACCCCCTACTCCGCGAATATCAAATCCTAATTCTTTAAATGCCTTGTTGCCGTATACTTTCTCTTTGGGGTAGCGGTAGAGAAAATGAAATTTTCCACTTCCCGTTTCGTGATACCGGGTTGCAGGGCAAGTCCAATGGCGCTTAATGCAAGTCTTTTCAAACAGCTCCGGATCGTCAACATCGAGAACGAGTACGCCGCTAGTAGGTCCGCAGGCTATCCCGGCATTGTCTCCCTCTTGGAAATCTATCTCTTCAAAAGATCGGCGCTTATGGCAATACTGTTGCCACTCTTTTTCCAACGGGACTTTGCCCTTAACCCTAATAAGACTATATTCCTCTGACAACTGCCGAAACAGTTCCATGTCAGATTTACCCTCCTCCTGCATATCAAGCCCCTACAGCGTAGCCATAAATAAGTCCAACGCCTCCAAAGCTAACTCTTGGAATTGGTCGTTTTTGGCCCGGTCGTAAAAATTTATTATAAATGCGTATGTGGATTTTCCGTCTTTTTCGTAAGGCTTTGCGGGCATAGCGAGCCATCGCTTACCCGCTTTTTCGTGTAAGCAGATATCGCGTATCTCGATCCCTACATTTGTTAATCGGAGAGTTAAAAATCCTTGGAGGGTATTTTTGTTAAACGGTCGGAAATCCTGTATCTGTATAGCCACTAGAGTCCTCCGAGTGAGAGATTTGCGCGGGCTTCAGTGAGTTTGCCCCCAGGGACAAAGGGCGAACCCCTCCCGTCTTTCTCGGAAGTTCCCGCGCACAATCGTTAGTTTCAGAGTTGGATTTGCTCATACTTGCGTCCCCGGTTCAAGGCTCCAATCGGTCTGACCCGATCAGATTGAAACTCACTATCTCATATCCCCGCCCCTATTGCAAGCCTGCCTACACACTTTTTCTCTGCCGGGTAGGGGAAGGCTGTATTTTTTCCTATTTGTAAGATTCATTGCTATATGAGTATTAATATTAGTAGATAGTGTTTCACGCATCAAGGCACATCGACTGAACTGAAGGCCGATCAACCGCATTCATCTGGTATTCAATTTTGAGCTGCTTTTGTTTCTCAGTCGGTAAGTCGGGTGTCCCCTGAGCGTCGAAACCGTCAGCGAACGGCCACTTGGCGATCACCGCATCTCGACAGGCAGGATAGCCGTAGACATCACTCCAAATTCCCCGGAGGCATTCGGTATGCCAGTAGCATCGAGGAGCTTCCGGCCCTATTCCTGCTTGTTTTCGCACCTTTCCTGACGGCCAGATCGTACAGCCGTTGACGCGGATTGCGTTTGCCGGGATCACTATCGGTTTGATCGGCTTCGGCAACGGGATAATTGCCGCTACCTTCACGACCACAGCGGGCTTGCGTGACGCCGTGCCGGTGCAAGTGGGGCAAATTGAGTCGGGCCTACCGTGGCGTCTGATATGACCCCTTGTAACGTCCCGCGTCATTCCGCAGCCAGGACAAATAACGGGGACTCGCTCCTTCTCTGTGCATCGGAAACATATCCCGCGCCAAGCGTCCGGTGGAATGTGCAAGCCGCATTTGAGACACGGCACGAAACCCTTACGCCCATTTGCGACGTTCCTCTTTCGGCCACACTCGTTACAAACTGACTGAGGCGTTAGGTTCAAAGAGTGCTTGTGCGTCACCTGACGGTCCCTGTGACATTTTGGACAGTTAACGGTTACAAGTTGTCCGTCCTTACACCAGTTGCAAAGATAATGGTCAGTCAGCACGCGACGGCCACACTGGATACATTTTGACACGGTTTCTATCCTCCTGGTCCTCCACCCGACGATGTGCCTACATTGACGACATAGGTTCCCCGATTGCCCCCAATACCGGCGGCCACATTCCGTACATGTTCGAGTAGTACGGCGGCGGGGCATTAGTGGCTTTCTCTCCATTGGATAACCGTCTGTTGGTCTAATAGCCTCTTCATTCGGTTATTTTCATCGACGAGCATTCTATTGGTAGCCTTGAGGTCGGCCATATCATCTTCCAGGTCGCTCAATTCATCTTCCAGGCTGCTTATTTCGTTTTGGAGATTAACCGATGATCCGTCGGCTACTATCCGAACAAGCTCTTTGGCTACAGGGAGAGGGAGAGAAACAACCGCCGCCCGATTCAAATTCGGACCTCCAAATAAGGTGCTCGATTAGTGGCTGCTCCTATCCGTGTCCGACTTCCCCTCACCCCCGAAACGCCACATGATTTCACCGGCAAGCCGGATGAGGGCTATGATGCCGATGCCTATTAAAAGCCAGTGTTGCCAGTGCATAACGTCCTCCCTGAAGTGTGCGTTAATTGTTTGCCCAGCGCGCCCAATCTCTGATGCGATTCTTGAGCTTGTTAAGATTAGACTCTTCCCAGCCCTTGAATTTGCCGTGCCAGAATATGCCCATCTCTAGGATGTCCATCGTTTCAGCATTCCCGTGAATCATGAACACTGCAAATTTTCCATCAGAGGTAAGGCGTTCGTACGCGCAAGCTCGATATACTGTTTGGGGGTGTACCATTCGTTTTCGCCGGTATTGACGGTGCGGAAGTGAGGCTTCGCAATTTCCTCGGCTTGTTTCTCGGGAGGGAGCGAAGCTATCTTTGAAGCTGTGCTTACCGCAATATTCCCTGATTCGACTTCACGGACAAGTTCGGGGATACCCTCGCGCAAGACCTTACTGGCAGAAGCTACCGTTCGAGGGGAAACATTAAGCAAATCTGCCGCCTCGGAACGCGTACAGACATGCAAATTTGCATCTCTTGATATGTCAGCCCTCTGTCCGTGTCTTAAGCTCTCCACCTTGGCCGCCACTATTCCGCGCTGTCCTTCGTCCAAATGCCTCCGGTGCAGGTTCAGGCTGAGGATGAAATTGATAAGTGGCACGCACCCATCGAACTCAATAAATCTCGGTTTTACCTCGGCTTCAATACAAGCCCGATACCTGTTGCGCCCGTCAATGATTTTGCCCTGGTAGGTGGTTATCGGTTCCATCAGGCCATTAGTTCGAATGTCTTCAACCAAAGCTTCGAACTCTCGACCTTCCATGAGCGGGAAAATGTTTGCTACCGGATGAAACTCCATACGTTCTATCCTTTCAGGCATGTGCCCGGTTGTGTTCTCACTTCACCGCTGCCCTCGCTTTTCCCGGCAAACCATCGGGATAAAGAAGTTCCTGAATGCTAACCTCTCCCTTGGTTGCCGAACTGATAGCCGCCGCCGAGTTGAGATTTGTTTCTAAGAAATTCAGAATACTCCACTTCGTCCTCCCATCTACGGTTTACCCAAGGCTTGCGGTTGCTCCCCCTTGGCTATCGCCTCAATCTTGGGTGGCATCTAAATAAGGGTTCCCGAACTCTTCGGGCCACATCCATTTTTGGCGAGCGATGCCCGTTGCGGCTTCGAGCTTCTCGGCCATTTTTTTAGATGGCGTTTTCTTTCGGCTTAAGATGTCCTTGGCCCAACGCTCCCCCATTGGAACTTTTTCAACCAGAAATTTAACTTTGTTCTCATTAAGCATCACTGCAACCTTTTCTGTTTTTGAGTCGTACTATAAGTGTAGAATAACGTGTTCCGTTCAGTCAAGAACTATTATGTGTTCCATCGGCAAGCTCCGAAAGTAGCATACGCAAACGTAGTCAGATAGCATACGAGAACGTGCGCTATCTCAACCTTTCTCCCACCTCGCAGTCCCGTTTCCGGGAACTGCTATGTCAAGGAAGCCATGTTCGATCAGGCTGTCAATCGCTCTCAAAAACCGGGGTGGCGTTATCCCCATCTTTTCGGCAGTGCGGTACGGAAACACAAGCTGGTCATGATTTGTGCAAACCCATTTCCCGGCTTTCCGCTTAGTTTTCTCCATCTTGCGCTTTCCTAAAAAAAGCAGATAGATTTGCGGAGCAATCCCAGGTGGAAGATTCAACCATGCTGCCGATGTGACAATTTCGCGGTCAATAACAATCGGGCCGAGAGGCCGTTTTGCTTTTTGCCCAGAATTCTCCATTAAATATGGACCCCTCCAAGATTTACAATTCCCCCATTCCCAATATACCAATAAACGGGTTATGATGGAATAGAAAATTCGAGGGTCGGAACATTTCATTCACTTTTTGCTTGCAATCAGCTTTCAATGAGATTAAGATAGTTGTGAAAGTGAGGGAAGCGATGACGCAGCAAGAGATGAAAGATTGGATTGATTCAGCTTCTTATGAGCAGCTTTTGAGAAAATGGCGTTTTGCACCCGCCGGAGATCCCTTCTTCTGTGGAGAAATTGGAGGCTATTACACCGAGAAGCTCCACGATAAAAAGCAGGAAGTGGGACAATCGGAGCATGTTGCTGCAAGTAAGTCGATAGGCTGGTAACCGAAACACCCGCCACGCTCCGCTTGTTTCGACTCGCGGTCCTGTGAGCGGCAACCGCCCGAAGATTCCAACCCCGTCACCATGAGGACCGGATGAAGCGGGCAGGAAACAGAATCGGAAACGGCAAGAACGGAAGCGGAGTGAACTGTGGTGGAGTTGCCGAAGTAAAGGCGCGGTTTAGTAGGCACGAGGTAACCGGACATGTCAAAGCTGATTAGGCCAGGTAGACGCGAACGAGAGGCTAGAAACAGGCACAAGCGAGCGATGCTCTCGCATTTATCGCCAACCTGTGCGGAATGGGTGACGCTGAAGCTCGGACGTAAGAAGTTTTCTATCTGGTGCAGGAACCAGCTTTCATCCACTGGTGGCCGATAGCTGAAAGTATCGCAAGAATGGACGAAGAGCACCCGACGTATCCATGCAGGTATCAAATCCTGTCTCCACCAACCAACAATTCAACCAGGAGGATAACATGAGAAAAACGATCATAGGTCTGGCCATTGTATCGCTGCTCGGTTCGGCGGGAGCTTCATAGGAGTTCAAAATGAAACGGGCCGGAGAAAGTCCGGCCTCATAAGGCTCTACAAAGACGATCGTTCCAGAAATGGAGCGCGGGACAATCTGGCCCGGCTGGGCTGGGGATATTTTGTTAATTTCAGAAACGACGACAAGAAAAACCCCTGCGGGCTTTCCTGTGGGAGAAAGGAGGGGTAATGCTAATCCAAATCAAAAAATGGGTAGACGGTAGCGTTTTGCACGCTATTGAGGCTGATAACCTCAATGCTGCTGTTGAAATGCTGATTTCGAAGTCGGCCGATCTCTCCGGGGCCGATCTCTCCGGGGCCGATCTCTCCGGGGCCGATCTCTCCTGGTCCAATCTCTCCAGGGCCAATCTCTACAGGGCCAATCTCTACAGGGCCAATCTCTCCAGGGCCAATCTCTACAGGGCCAATCTCTACAGGGCCAATCTCTCCAGGGCCAATCTCTACATGGCCAATCTCTCCTGGTCCAATCTCTCCGGGGCCTATGGGATAAGCAAATATCTAACGACTCCACTCTATATGCTGCTCGATCAACCTGGGCTTATCCGCGCATATAAGCTCGTGACCGATAAAAATACCGGCCCAACTTACCCCGGAACCATCTACGCGCAGGGCCAAAAGTATGAAGTCGCGAATGCGTGCTGCGACGAATCCGAACAATGTGCTGAAGGCATTAGTTTAGCCACTCTCGATTGGGCGATGAAGGAATGGAGGCCGGGATTCAAGATTTTGATCGCCGAGTTTACTACTCAGGAAATAGCTGCAATACCTATAAGTAGTGACGGAAAATTTAGAGTGAAATCCTGCCGGATTGTAGGCGAAAAGGATTTGAAAGAGCTGGGGCTGGAAAACGAGCAAGTCAACGCAGAATCGGAGGAACAATCATGAACAAACTCGAAGTTTTGGAATCACTCTTAAAAGACATGCAGGCTAAACGTGAAGCGATCAAAGTTTTATGGATGGAGCTTCAGCCCGAACACATGCCGGCCGCCAAAACGATATGGCGCTGCTACGCCGAAGAGGGACGGGAGGGCGATTTTCCGAGCAGGACCGAACCGGCCATGGCAACCGACATGTTGAACCGGATGTTTTGGGAGCATTTTGGGGAAACGGTCTACCGAAAACCTACAGGGTACGTGGAGAAGTAGCGATGAACGAGCCTGAACGTATTTATCTCATGAGTGACGGTGACGATGTGGAATCTCCGGAGACTGAATATATCAGGTGGTCTCCGGAAAGGATGGATGAATCAGACGTTGAGTATGTCCGTGCCGATATTCATGCGGAGCTGCTTGAGGCGTTGAAAAATCTCTACGACATCAGCGAACCATTTCATCACGATACCGATGCCGTTTGGAGGGTTTGTAAAAAACAGGTCTTGGCCGCTATCAAAAAGGCCGAGGCCAAATAGGAGGGGTGATGATCTGCACGATTGACGACGCAAAACGGAAAATCTGCCCACAGATGAGCGGTTGGATTCCCAGCTCGATCCTTGGGAATGTAGCTGAGTGGGTGTTTACTTACTGCCAGACGGACCAATGTGCCTTGTGGTAGAGCTGGCCCAAAGAGACCGTGACGGGGGTCGCGGGATACGGCCGCTGCGGACTGTCGAGGGGGAACAAATGATTAAGCGCAACATCGATATTGAAATCAGTATATCCCCAAGAGAACTGGCAACCGTTTTCTGTAACCTGGATGCTGACAGCCAAGCATCTTTCTTTAATTGGATCGCCGAAATCAGCGGGCAGTGGGCAGTTCCTTTTTGTCTTCAACTCCAGGCCATAATTGATTCTGACGTTCTGGTCCCTTCCGGCAGGCTGGCTATGGAAGCAATAGGGGATTACGGCAAGGCATGGAGGCCAAATATAGGAGGAGGTGAACTTTGAAACTCAGAAGCGTGCTAAAAATTGGTTATGACGAGTATGAAATCCCTGAAGACATGCAACCATCAGACATTGAGACGGGTGTTGAGTTTCTCTACCGGATCATTGGAGACAAGAAAAAAATGGTCCTTACGACGACCTTTGAACCGGAACCGGAACCGGAGCTTGACGATAAACCCGAACCGGCACTACTCGATGCACTTAACTTGATTCTTCCGCTTGCTAAGGGATATGCGGCCGAACATCCCACTGGCGCCAACCAAGATTATGTCACAATCGCAGAAGCAGAGATCGAAAGAGCTAAGGAACCTGAATAATGCTCACTCCTGCGCGTATTGCGGAAATCAGGGACCGATTTTCAGGCGACGATAAGAACGTCATCGATGAGCTGATCGCCCACATCTGCTGGCAGCAAGACAAGATCGAACGGCTAAGGATAACAGTTAAGATCGTTTTGGGCTGGTATTACGAGCTTAGGGAGAAAAACAATGGATGATAAAGCCATGACTATACGTGAAGAGGATTCACCGCGCGGGCTAATTGCTCTGGCGTTAGAGAAGAGTGCCGATCCAACCACTCTTGAAAAGCTGATGGACCTGCAAGAGCGGTACGAAGCTGGGCAGGCTCGGAAAGCATACGTTGCCGCGATGTCTGGGTTTAAAATGGAGGCTCCGGCGATAATAGCGAAAAGCGACACAGTTGATTTTTCAACGCAGAAAGGCCGGACGCACTACAACTACGCCAATCTGGGAAGTATCGTTCTGGAAATAACGGCCCTGATGGGAAAGTATAGCCTATCCGCGTCATGGGAAACGAAGCAGGACGAGAAGGATAACATAATAGTCACCTGCCACATTACTCATGCCGCCGGGCATCGGGAGAGCGTTACATTGCGGGGCCCTGCTGATGAATCCGGCAACAAGAATCGCATCCAGGCGGTCGGCTCAACGGTCACATACCTGCAACGCTACACCCTGTTGGCCGTTTTGGGCCTGGCAACCGGTGAAGATGATGACGGGAGAGGCGGCCAAAAAGAAAGCAAACCCCCCATATCCCAGCCGAAGGCCAGAACCGAAAGCAAACCCGAAACCCTGACTGTGCGCGGGATCATAGACGAAGTGAAGGTTTTCGACGGGACCACGAAACAGGGCAAGGCATATACAAAGTATGGCGTCGTGATCGGAGGCGTCAGTTACGGTTCGTTTGACGCAAAAGTGGGCGAGCTTGCCGGGCAGTTCCAGGGCTGCGAAGTGGTCCTGTCCTTTACCTCGGACGGGAAATTCAACACTGTTGTTGAACTCGTCCCCATCGCGGAAGGCGAAGCGGCATGATCGAGTTCCAGGAGGATAAGCACGTCTACACTGTTGATGGAGTTGTTTATCCGAGCGTTACACAGGTGTTACACGACATGGGCCTGTCCACATATTACGACTCGGGCGATGACTTTTACAAAGAGCGCGGTCAAGCTGTGCATAAATGCTGCGAACTCATCGACTCTGATACTCTCGATTGGTCAAGCGTGGACCCTAGAATTACAGGGTACTTAGATGCTTATCTGGCATTCAAAGAGGAAACCAGGTGGCAGTTCGACCACTCTGAAGAGCGCCTTGCTGACGATACTTACAAATTTTGTGGCTCGCCGGATAGATTTTGGCCCCTGCTCGATTTAAAAACAACGGCTTCGAGATTTGATCTTCAATTATCGGCTTATGCAATTCTGCTGCAAGCCAACGGATTCAAGCCAGGGAGAGAAGCCTATTTTCTACAGTTGAAACCCGACGGGAAATATACGCTGAACACTTACGTGTTGAACCGACGGGATACCGGGATATGGCATTGCGCCGTCAGTTTGTGGTGGTATCGAAAAGAGAAAGGACTTTTGTAAATGCCGCGCAACGTAAAAGCCACAACATACTTGGGGGATTCGGTTTATGCCGGGCGGGACTTTGGAACTCTCTTTATCTGTACCGACAACGGATGTGGACCTGAGAATGTTATCTTTTTCGAGCCTGAAGTATTCGAGGCTCTTCTTAATTTCGAAAAATCCACAAAGGAGGATTAAATGAACTTAACCGCACAAATACTCGAAATTACCCCGGAGCCAACAGAAGTTGAAGTCTTGAAGCAAGAGGCTGTGACCTTTTATGACACCGTTAAGGGTCAAACGATAACAACAGTCCAAGACTACGAACAGGCAAGGGAAGGGCTACTTGAGGTTAAGTCGCGCCTCAAGAAAATTGACGAAAAGACAGACCCCATGAAGGCTAAGACGTGGGAGGCTCACCAAGCTACCCTCGCGTTTATAAAAGAAGCTAAAGCCCCATATCTTGAAGCCGAAATTTTCTTCAAAAAGGAAATATCCAGGTTTTTGACCGCCGAAGAAATAAGACGCAAGGCCGAAGAAAACCGCCTTCGCCTCATTGCAGAAAAAGAAGCTGAAGAGCGCCGCCTTGAAGCCGCTTTGCGTGCCGAGGAAGAGGGCGATATCGAAGAAATGGAGGCCACCCTTAACGAAGTTCCAGCCTTTGTCCCTCCTCCCATAGTCCCAAGGACGGTGCAGACAGGGAATGGGATCCAGATGCGGGAAGTCTGGACATGCGAAGTCACTGACTTGAAAGCCCTTGTAAAAGCCGTGGCCGAGGGGAAAGTCGCAATCGTGGCTATCCAAGCCAACACAACCTTTCTCGGCCAGCAAGCCCGATCTCTAAAGGGGAGTATGAATTATCCCGGGGTCAAGGTTTGGGCAACAAAGAATATTGCTGCGGGCAGAAGATAGACGGTAGCAGCCTAGCTGCATGGGGAGGGATTATGGGATTAGATTGTAGTCATAATGCGTTTCATGGTGCTTATTCAGCGTTTAACCGTTTCAGGCAAGCGGTTTGCTTTGCTCTTGGTGGTAGCTTCCCGCCGCACTGGAAACACAATCCCGACTTTTCGATTACGAAAGGTCCGAATGATGAGTTTACCTATGACCGGACTTTAGACGAGGGCGTGATTTATTTTGGACGATATTTAGATGAAGATTCCGGCTTAGCCATTTTTCTGAAGCACTCCGACTGCGATGGAGAGATTTCACCCGAAGATTGCACAAAGGTGGCGGACGAATTGGAATCTCTTTTGCCCGAGATTGAGAAGTATGGAATGGGAGGCGGACATATTTCCGCGCGCGGTGGATATGCCGACGTAGCCCGAAAGTTTATAGGCGGGTGCCGTGAGGCCGCTAAGTCCAACGAGCCGCTGATTTTTGCTTAGCGCCCCGCCCCGATAGCGAGGGAGAGTGAATGGAACATTGGAACATTGGCGATAAAGTGTGCCTTCCTGGATGCCAGCGTGAAGCACCGGAAACGGTAATCGCTCGCGATAGATTCGGCCGGGTTGAGATAGAGTGGGCGGATGGGAGCGGCAGTTATCATCTGGACCAAGAGCTTGTCGAGCCTGAGTTGAACGGCGAAATGCCGAGGCAGTTGACCTGAGATGCAAAAACTTCTGACCCCTGAGCATAAATAGAAATGAATAGATGGTTGTCGATGCCAGGCGCGTGTGAGTACGCCGATATGTCACGCAAGACTATGCGGCGCCTAATTGCTGACGGACTGATTGCTGCCGACAGGATAGGCGCAAGCTCGCGCGGTCACTGGCGCATAGACCGGGAAAGCATCGACAGTTATTTTGGCAGGACTGAGCAAAAAATACTTGCGAAAATACGGGGTCTTCGGCAATGATTCTGTGCATGAGACTCGGGAAGCGCAAAAAATACGGAACTTATTTTATCGAGTTTGATTCCGGAAAACGCCTATCCCTTCAGACTCAGGATGAGCGAGAGGCCAAGCGTCTTTATAATGTCTACCGGGCCGAATGGCTTGCGGGGAAGCTCGAACATATCACCGGAGCTTGTTCTAAAACACTTGCGGATTACGCGGAAGAATATCTGAAATGGGCCGTTGAGGTCCAACCTCACTCGACCTATAGGGCAAACAAACTGGCACTGGATAAACTGAAGCATTTCGCAGGAGAGAAGATCGCTCTGGACCGGATTGGGATTAAACACATCGACGATATGTGCGCTACGCTCAAGAAACTATCGCCAAACTCGGTCAACAACTACATCCGGCACGCGAGAGTCGTTCTTAATAAGGCCGTAGATTGGGGATATCTCAAGAGTAACCCGCTATCCAAGGTGAAGCAGGTCAAAGTTGAGAAGCGCCCTCCTGCATTTCTGGACAAGCAACAAGCGGCGATATTCATAAAACCTCCGCAAGGAAACCCCTGATTGAAATCAGGGGAGGAATTGCGGCTTGACACGCCGCATCACATGGTATACTATGTGAGGTATGGAAAACGTTACTACAAACAGAAATTGTGTGTATCAGACTGCTTACCATCTTGTGTGGTGTCCGAAGTACCGGCACGACATTTTGACTGGTGAAGTGGCTAAAGCACTTGAAGAACTTTTGGATCAAGTTTGCTCCGAAAGAAAGTGGACTATACTGGCACGAGAAGTTCAGCCTGACCACATCCACTTGTTTTTGAGCATTCCGCCTTCGGTTGCCGTTTCCGATGCTGTGAAAATCCTCAAAGGTACTACGGGTAGACGGCTGTTTGTTCGCTTCCCTGTTCTTAAGAAACGGTTGTGGGGAGGGCATCTTTGGTCGCCGTCTTACTATGTCGGAACGGCGGGACATGTGAGTGCAGACACTATTAAGAAGTACATTGAACGCTCCGAGCATGTAACGAAGAGAAGGTAAAATATGGGAGTTCCCAACAAGATCAATAAAGATAATTTGCAATTGGCTTTGAATGCTTACCAATCTGGACAATCGCTGCTTTCCTCCGGGAATATTATTGGCGTTAGTGGGGCGGCACTTCGTCAGTATTGCATAAAGCACGGAATAGCACGGAGAACACGAAGTGCATCTATGCGAAAATTGAAAGTTAACGAACACTTTTTTGAACAAATCATTAATGAACCCTCTGCATATTGGCTTGGGTTTATTCTTGCCGACGGAACGATTTTTAATGATTCCCTGACTCTTGCTCTGCATATCAAAGACTCTAATCATTTGGAGAAATTTAAAGAATCTATCGGTGCAGATCATCTTATTAAACATTATCATTATTCCAACCAAACCAGTCGTTGCCAAATTTCGATACGACGGCATGAGATTGTAAACGATTTGGCTAACCTGGGAATATATCGCAACAAGAGTCTTACTGTTAAGCCTCCGGTTGAACAAATCCCATTGTCTCTTGTCCATCATTTTTGGAGAGGGGTAATAGACGGAGATGGAAGTATTTGTTTTTTGAAAAAACGCCCTCATAATTCGCACATTTCTCTTGTGGGTTCTGAATATGTTTGTAATGCCTTCTCTGTTTGGGTCAAAACTTTAGATATAGATAGTCCTGTAGTGAAGCAACATAAAAGCATTTTTGAAGTTAAAGTATTTGGTAGAATTCGGTGCCGTGTTGTACTTTCTGCTTTATACAAAGATGCCACTCTCTTTCTAAATCGAAAATTTAACGCAAGTCACAATCTTGCTCGGATTGGTTGCTCTATCGAGCTTCCAAGGGGTGAAGTAGACCACCCTGATGTTGCCGCCTAGCAGCGGACAATAAAGCCTCTGACTTCAGTCAGGGGTTGTTTACAGTGGACCTCGTGTTGAAATGTTTGGATCTAAATTAAAATTTCGCCCGGTGGCCTCTCATCATATGGAGGTTTTAGCGCAATTAAATCAGCTTGGCATATTAGTATCTTGTGGGTTTCTTCAAAAGAAGTGGGATAGTAGTTTACTATCCTACTAATTTGAAACCGGCCTTTATACTTGGGCCGTATAAATCTAGCCCAATTCTCATTTGTATAGTACCAAAGTGAATTACTATTCCAGCGGCTAACGTGAGTCGGGTCTTGAAACGCGCCGCGTCCATCTGTACTCGGCACTTCTATTAACAGCCAACCGCCGGGTGCAAGAACTCTGTACGCCTCACCCATCGTAAAAATCGGGTCTTTCAGGTGCTCGAAGATATGATACGCCTTAATCACGCCAACTGAACCGTCAGCAAACGGCCACCTTTTGTTCAGGTCGCACTTCACGTCCGCGTCGAACTTGTCAACGGTCGTAAATCCCGGCCATGCGTTGAACCGTCCGCCGAGGTCGAGTAGCCTGAGCTTGTTGTCTTTGGCCCATCGTATAGCCATGTCCCGGCTGTACTTGAGATAGTTTTGGTCTGTGAGATATTGAACTTCGGCATTGTCGGTCACGCTGGTGTTGCTGGGGTGGCGTCGATATAAATATAGGCATTCGTCTATGTGCCTGATTCCCGCAGCCCCGTATGTAATAAAAAAGCGACAGTTTAAATCGTGGTCATCAGCGGTAGGCATCGTCTCGTCATGTCCGCCAAGGTTGAAGTAGCTGGAAGTTCTAAAACAGCGCACATGATTGGGGGACCACTCTACCCTTCGGAAAGAATGAGGCGAAGGCGAAAACGCAACCATTTCTTTTAGCTGGTGTCCCTCGAATTCAAAAGCACGAGACTGCCATCCATAGTCCGAACTGTAAACAAATGGCTCCCAAGTCCGGTCTATGAACTCCGCTGAGTTGCTGTACGCCATGTGAACATCGGAGTCCGCGAAGGATTCAGCCACCCGATCCAAGGCATTGACCGTGAGCATGTCGTCTGCATCCAACTCGACTAGGACTTCGCCTGTGGCTTCGAGCGCCAAAGTCTTTTTCAATCTCCCTATCTTGTTCCGTCCTCCGGCGAGTTCGTCGGGAATGTCTATCACCCTTACCCGGTCGTCTCCTCGAATGTATCCAGGAACCGACCCGCCGTTGTTTACCCCGATGAGCCATTCCCAATCGGCGTAGGTCTGCTCTTGGAGTTTACGGTAAGCGTCCCGTAAATACGGGGAAGAAGATTTATGGACCGGCGTGAAGACTGACAGTTCCAATAAAGTATCTCCTATAGGTTGAGTTTATACCCAAGCACATTAAACGTAGGCGTTGCACCTGCTCCACCCCAATACCAAAGAGTCTGGCCGCTCAGGATTGGCATTGTTACAAGAATGGTTGTCCCCGCCTGAATGGTAATAAATATATTTGTTCCATCTACACTAAAATTAAGGCCAGTTGTCGCCGCTACGGGCTGTAAGGCCGCAAAGGTTACTTCTACTGCATTGGGTGGAATTGTTGTTGATAAGTTCACTGTTCCAGGCGACCCAGATGTATGCGTTCCAACCAAGGTTACGGGTATCCTGGGATTAATCCATATCTTATCGTTCAACTGATTGCTAAACATCACAATGCTACCGATTCCTATGTAAATACTTCCAACATATCGTACATAAGAGTATCCTGTCAGTGGAGTATACCCCGTACTGCCGTCTTGTATGGCTATAAGGTAAGAATCTCCTAAACCGTCTGCATATACGTATAGGTCATACCACACCGAACTTAAAACAGAAGGATAATAGGACGAAGGGTCAGTTATATCTGCGTAGAAAATTTTAACAACCGTAGTGTCGGTCCCATTTGACAAAGTTAAGTCGTGGATATTTGCCATAATGGAATTGGTGCCATGTGTGTTTATGCTTATCTGAGAATAACCGCCGATGGATACGTAACTCTGAGTTGCCAGCGCCCCCAAAACCTGCCCATTCGAATAGGCTTTCCCGTTCGCAGCACTGAGAAAGAAAGACTGTGCTCCGGCAGCCGTGGTGGCATAAACTCCGGTACTATCCATAGCGACCAGCGGATTGCTTGCGGCGGTAGCGAACTTCCCACCCGATAAAAGAGTTACGCTGCTCGCTAGAGTGCTTCCTAACAGTCCGGTCGCCCCTTGAGCCCCTGTAGCCCCTGTAGCCCCGGCCGGTCCCTGGCTACCCTGTAACCCCGTCGCGCCTTGCGAACCAGAAGAACCCTGTGCCCCGGTTGATCCAGCGGAGCCTGTAGCCCCTGTCGGTCCTTGACTTCCTTGAAGTCCGGTAGCGCCCTGAGTACCTGCCGGTCCCTGCGCCCCTGTGGCTCCAGTTGAACCGGTTGCACCAGATGAACCCTGACTTCCTTGAAGCCCGGTTGATCCTTGAGCACCGTTGGCTCCCTGCGGACCTTGAGGCCCTTGGAAAGCTGCGGAATTAAAATTCCAGTCGGTGTGTGTGCCTGAGCCGCCTACGGTTGTGGGGTTTATAATAAACGTTGTTCCGGTGTAGGAAACGATATTGCCGGTTATGAAATTGGAAGAATTTGCATTCGATGACGTTGTAACTGCCCCGCCAGGCTGATAACCCAAGCCAAGCTGGGTTGTGAAACTGTAATAGGAACCATCATTAGGACTGCCGATAGTAACAGAGGTAGTGCTGGTGGCCGAGAACGGAGTCCCCGTTCCGCCCTGCGATCCCTGAACTCCCTGTGTCCCCGTTACGCCCTGCGTGCCCTGCGAACCAGTGGCCCCGGTTGATCCGGTCGGACCTTGTGATCCAGTTGCTCCCTGCGACCCTGTTGTACCAGTAGCTCCTTGTGCTCCTTGCGCTCCCGTCGCCCCCGTCGCCCCCGTTGCTCCGGTCGGACCTTGGCTTCCCGTTGGTCCCTGTGCTCCAGTTTGTCCGCTTACACCTTGCGTGCCCTGCGGTCCCACGGACCCAGTAGCACCGGTTGGACCAAGCGATCCCTGCGGACCGGATAATCCCTGCGGACCCATATCGCCCGCAACGCCCTGAACACCTTGGTTCCCTTGCGCTCCGGTAAGACCCGTAGCACCGGTTGGCCCGGCTGGACCTTGAGCGCCCTGCGGCGTAGTACCAATCGGATAAGATGCAGGATTGCCTGAATCGTCAAACCCGACCAACGTCCTAGCGGTAGCCTGAAAATAGGGAACATCTGATTGAGAACTACGGGGTAGTTGAAGCGCACGGTCGGCTTCTTCTTTAAGCTGCTGGACTTGCAGAGCAAGCTCGTCTAGTCCTGAATTTATAGAAGCTGCCGGTATGTCGGAGTTGGCTACGAAATTTATTCCTTGGGTATACGGAGCTTCCCGCAAAAGAGTTAGGGTATATCCAATTGGAAGGCTGTTCGTGAGAGTTACGTTCCCCCCCGTTGACACTCCAACCCCCGAAAGAGTGTAGTCTACATTTAAGGTAAGGGTTGTCTCTACTCCGTTCTCATCGGTAGTCAGGACTAAAAGGTCGGACGATTCCTTTATGATAAAGCTGTACGGGAATGGACCGGTAGCATCCGACCCAGTATAGGTATTCTTGCATGTGCTGACATTTACTGTCATGATGACTCCTGAATTTTAGGTATTGATATACCATGATCTTGCATTTTGTTCCATTCGGTCTTTGTTTTATCTATAGCCTCAAGGGAGGACTCAAGCCCCTCTGCCTTTAGTTCGTCGCGTATCTCTATAATGTTGCCTTTGCATTCTTCCCACGTCGAACCCGTGACGGCGATGGTTCCCAAGGTTCCGTTTGGACACGGTTGAGGAAGGACATAACAGGTTCCGTCTATTTCACAAGAGTATCGCAGCTTGATATTGTTCCTGTATTTTGGCGGAAAGTATATCGGCAAGGCTTCCGTCTTGGCTGTCTCTGAATAGAGGCATAGTTCCATAGCGCATTTATCGGCGAACTCTGGCTCCACTACTTTGCCCTGAGCGCCCCCCGAATATATTTTCGGCCAATTTATAACTAGGTTCAATTTGGCCCCGAAACTTGGCGCACCCTCTCTCATGCAAATATCTATTGCCTTATAGGCTCCATTTTTCTGAACCCTCAATTCGCAAGGCGTGTTGCTGCGGCATCGGTATTTTTTAAGAGTGGGGGCTATTTTTGCATTGTAATCTATCACCTGTTCGGGAAGTTGATCGTAGTCCATAGTTTTGCAGAAGTAGGCTTCGCTTTTGATCTCGACACCAAAGACTGTCTTTTGGGGATACTCGCCATCAATGCAATACAAATCGTAGGAAATTTCCACCGCATCGGGGACTTCTTCTTCAACAAGGAAGTCCTGCGTTTCTTTCCACGGCCCAAGGTCGCGTGCGAGTCGGTCCAGTTTACCTTCGGACATCTTGAGGCTATCTGACCTGAATGTTTCGCACATTCCTCTAATTATCGATATTTTAACGTACACCCCTTCGTGAGTTTTCAAATACTTGCGGAGTGCTGTTATCCCAGCCACAACTTCGTAATTTGGAGCTGGGATATTTAGCTCTTGGAAAAGTTCTTTACACTCGATTCTGAAATTCTCAATATCTTCTGCCATTTTCGCAGACCAAACATTCTCCCCCATGCCTTCAAGGTGGACAGCCAAATCACCATAAAGAATGTCCGGCATAATCCAAGTATATCCTTGCCCTATAAGGTGATAAAAGTCATTGACTCGCGTTACGCCTTTGTAGCCAACGCCAACCTGAAGCTGAAATTGGCTCGGAAAAGCACTGGCCCAATTTGAGAAATAGGCTGATTTTTCCGCACCCTGGACGGCCAATGTCCGACTCAATTCACAAAACAACCCTTGGTCAACCACTATAAACTTATCCATCACTTCTTTTCCCACACACTGAACTCGACACGTTTCAGCGGTGTACCACACTCACCACAATCATTGTTCACAAGCGGCGGGTGCGGGCTGTCTTCGCAGGATACGATTTTGCGCTCGATAAACTTTCCGCAACCGTCACACCAATGTTTTGCCGGTGGATACTCATCCCGATATTCGTAGTTCATTACTTTTTCTCCACAAGCATCCGGTATCTTCCCGCCGCGTGTTGCCTTCCATCTGACCCCTTAACCGTTCCGGCTTTAGGCTGCGTAGAAATCCTCGCATCATTGCTGCTGTGCGCCTGCCCTCGAACCCCAACCCTGAGCTTGTCTGGCTTGCTCGATTTGCCGGACCTACTCTTGAGGGACTTTACGGCCTTGCTGGATTTACCCGGTGATTTGCCAGTGAGTATGGTTGCCATTTAATCGTGTTCCTTTTTAATCATGTCCCTGAAGCGGCTTTTTTGCTCCTTGCCAATGGAGCGTGAACGGTTGATCTTGCCGTGGATTGTTTCCCGGACTTGATCGCGCTGTTCGGGAGTTAGGACTTCCATGTACGTCCTAACGGCTACCTCTACATTCAGTCCCTTGATCCGTTCTTTTAGCTCTGAGAGTTTGGCACCCTTCTCGATCTTTCTTTTTTGATCTGGCGTGATTTTCCCGGCATTAACCGCTTCTTCCAATTTGGACTTTGCGTCTTGGGCCGACTGCCCACCGATCCTAAGACCCTTTTCGGACTCCTTTTTAAGTTCTCGACGTTCCTTGCTCTTGGGGGTGGCCCCGGTGTAATGCGGGTAGTCTGATTGAATATTTCTGATCCCACGCTCCCATTCGGGAATTTCATTTACCGAAGCGGTACGAAGCCCCAACCCCTTTGTCAGCGAATCAAATCCGTCAGCCTGTCCAGTTACCCATCCGAATACATTCTGAAAAGGAATTGGAAGTTTACTTGCCGCCTGAGACAGAATGAAGGATGGAGTTTGCGCCCAGCTCACAGGGCCGGTTGATTTTATAGGAGCAGTCAGCTTTCCTTTTAGGTCGCCCTTTGCAGTTATCCCGGCGAGTTGGTCCCACGTAGTGAACGGGTCTCCCTTCCAGTCTATCCCGGTGAATGCCTCTATTATGGGATTGACCACCATCGGAGAAGCCTTGTGATCTAACGTGGCTATTGGGTGAGCCATCCAGTTTAGAGCATCGGTCATATGTCCGAAAATTCCGAAGTATTTTCTTTTATCCGGCGGGGAACCCAAGAGCCGAGCGATGGGGGTTATGTCCACATCTAACCAACGGAGTTTCCCGGCGGACCATGCTTCTTTGTACCTATCGAAAAATGATTTGTCGTCAAATGCCGACACCAAAAGGTTTGCCGTTACTGTAGCAGCCATACCTCGTGCTGCAACAGAAGCCCAGAACCGCTGATAGAGTTTGGCTTCTTCGCCGGTCCCGAACGCCTTTACGAACTGCCTAAAGTTACTTTCAGTCCAATCGGGGGCTAATGCTCCGAGCCTAAACATGTGCTGCCCTGTGGGATTGCGTTCGAGTCGATCCAGGTTCAACCCGCCGAAGTTGTTATTTACGTATTCGGATATTGCCTTTGCCCTGAACTCCGGTGACCAGTATGGGAACTGCTTCAGGGAGTATTGGTATTCAAGGATAGCGGCCCTAGCCTTTAATCCCGCGCCGAACTTCCCAAACAGGAATTTGGTCTGTTTCTCGGCAAAGTCAACGAACGCTTGCCGAGCGGCTGTGCCTCCCGGTATTTTCTCTATGGCCTTTGCGATTCTACCCTTTTCCGATTGCCAAACTCTTTCTTCCCACTCCTGTTGCTTCCCAATGGTAAGACCGCCGTTTTCGACAAGCTCTTTCAGGATAGGGTGATCTTCTCCAATCGCTTTTAGCCCAGCCCTGTAAGCAGCACGTGGGCTTAGATTCTTTGCTCCTCCTTCGAGTATTCCGTGAGTGCCGAGAAGATATGACCGCATGAACGCCTGATGGTGAAACAGAGACGTCATTAGCAGGATTGATTTAGCCTGAGCGTTAAATTTTGTAGCTGAGTCTAAAATCTGTCCCGTCCACCCGGGCAGGTTCTTTAGTGCCGATGAACCCATAATATTATTGAGTGAATCAGCTACCTCGTCAGGGGCGTAGAGTTCAGACTTCCGTAGAATGGTGCCATCTTCCGCGACTACCAAATCTTTTCTGACTATCGGTTCAAACTTGTGACCGGATACTTCAGCCTTGTCCTGAATGGCGATGATACGTTCTTTCATGTTTTCGATAACGGTTTGAGTTCCAGCGCCGCCGTTAGTGCCACTAGCCTTTATCTTGGCGATGTAGTTTGCTGCCTCACCTTCCGACATTCCCCTGAGTTTGAGCGATTCGCGGACAACCTCTTCGAGTCTTGCTATTGGCCCCGATGTTGCCGATCCTGCCGCTCCAGTGGTTGTCGTCGTAGAAGTTGTACTCACGGTATCCGACAACTCTTGAACGTGCTTTAAAATTGTCTCGACCTTGATGCTTCCAAAATACCGGTAAGCCTTAAAGTTCGGGTGGTTGACCTGTTTGTATCCTTCTTCGGGGTGATCGAGTAAAAGGGCCTTCCCGTCTTTCCACTTCGCCTTAGCCATTCGTTTGAGAACGGCTTTGTCTTCTATAACCTTAGATATTTCATCCTTCAGGATGCGTAGGTTGTTCGTAGCGCCCTCGACTTGAAGTTCCCGCCCGAATGCCTGGCCTTCAATGATCGTGTCAAATATGCGCTTCTTGGCATGTCCTGTGGTGGTTCCAAACTTACGGGTGAGTTCGGATAGGGCCTGCTCGCCTTCTGCCTTTGGCTTCCAAACGCGCGCCGCGTAGTTGTCAAGTACATTCTTGATAACCCCTGCGTCCAGAGCTTCAAGCCCTATCTCGTCATAGGCTTTCCGTATCTGAGCGGCGAGCTTTCTAAACTCGGGGTCTTTCTGAAACTCCATTGCGTTGCGAACGACCTGGCGCTGCTCTTCGGTAAGATATTGCCAGTAACGGGAAATGTGATTAGGATCGCGTTGGGTATCAAGGATCAACTGAAGAGCCTTGTCTATATCCTCACTCTTTTGCCCGAAATGTTTCTCCCCGGATACCGTCTTTATCTGCTGTTGGAGCTTGTCGGCTTCAACCCCGTTTCGCCAAATCTTGTAATCCTTTTGCCCTATCCACCGGCTCTTTATTTTATTAACAGCGGATTGCCATGCGGTAGGTGTTGAAAGTTTGGGCTTGAGAAGACTTGATAGTTTCCCTGCCGCTCCCGTCGGGGCAATCGGTTCCGCAAACATCTGGAACGGATTGTCTTCCAGCCATTCGCTTAACTGATCGGGAGTCTGGATGTCCTTTGATTTTCCAAGGGCGGTGGCTTTCTCGGCAAGGTTTTTGCGCTGCGACTCCCCGTAGGTACTCGCATATTGAAAACCATAGGGCAGAATGTGTCTCTGCGGCTCTTCGCCTTCATTGACCGGCATCTGAACTTGTGGCGCAATCCCCGGCAGTAACTCAACGTCTTCCGGTTTTACTTCCCTAACACCTTGTACTTCCTGTTCAGTCTGACCGGTTCTAAACTTCGCACCTGCCCCTGCGAGCCCCGTTTTCTTCTCTCCAACCGGCAGTACGTCTTCGTCCGTAATGGGCGTGATATCCAGGTTGACTACACCCTGTTCGTCCACCATTACCGTTTCCCCGGTTTCCGTCTTCTGCGGGTGGAGCATACCACCGGGGGATTCAGATGTATCTTCTGATGCTTCTGTGGATGTTGGCGAGAACACGTCCGTCATCATATCAAAGAAGGATTGCTGGGAGCGCCCCGGTTCTTGAGCCGTGCGTTCTCTTATCTGGGCGTTCTTATCGTGCTTGGCGGGTTGCCCGTTGTATGCCAGTTCGAACTTGGCAACATGAGCGGGAGTATCGTAATATTCGCGGCTCTTTTTGTTGTATCCTTTTCTGCCTTCCCAATCGGGATGCCCGGAGTTCCAGATAGATGCTATCTGCTTGGGACTGTATCCCTGATTGACATAACCCAAAACCTCATTTTTAGTAACTGCATCCTCATATTGTTTCATGGGAAGCGGTTCGTTCCCCAACCCTGCTTTTTGAGCATATTTGGCCGAAGCTGTATTCCAAGTCTTTGTCGTGTACTGGTACTTGCCGCCGTACTCCCCATAATTGTTGCCGATAAAAGCCTTGGGGTTCCTACCCCCGCTGCTTTCTACTCCCGACAAAGCCCCTACTATCCGATCAACATCAGGATGATCGGCCGGTATGTGCTTGGCATCAGGCCCATAGCTTGTCTGCGCAGGCTCAACAAAATTTACAGGCTGAATTTGATCGTCAGAAATCGGGATCATTCTTCGCCCTCGTCGGGTTCTTCTTTATCGTCTTCCGGTATCCGCTCGTCATCAGCCTCTTCTTCGCGGTCCTTAGCATCTTCTTTTTCTTCGGGAAGTTCGGGAATGGTTTGAGCTTGGCGTTTTGTTTTGCCGCGCTGTTCCTGCATGGCTTCTTCTATCTTGTCTTGCGGTCCCATTTCGGAATGGTGTTTTGCAGCGTAAGCATCAGCTTCTTCTGCGGTATTAAATATCCCTAAATGTTTCCCGTCCTTCTTGTATTTTTCAACCACTTCTTTATTTGTCATCTTGCGGCCATCGTCATCCAACGTGGGAAGCAGAACTTCTTTTCCTTCGATCTCAAAACTACTCGACTGAACCGACGATACCGAACCGTCTTTATTCTTAACCACTGGCCGGGTGTTGTAATCAATGTTGCCGGGAACTAAGGGCTGAATATCATCTGGTTCCGTTATCTCGTTCTCCTGCTTCTCGCTGCCCTTGCCCACCGTGAACATTCTGCCATCTGGAGCTTGATAGATCGGTTCGCCGGTATTTTTATCATGTCCCACGAGTTGAGGCTTCTGTGTAGTGTCAACTATCTTGGAACCGTCTGGAAGTTGGAATGCCGGGGCACCTGTCTTTTTGTCGATGCCTATAAACTTGGGCTTCTGCTTCTCTTCGGCTTGTTGCGGTTGCTGCGTTGCCTTCTTTCCCCCCGGTTCCGGTCGCTCTGGCAACGGCAACTTGCCCGTAGAAGACGCATCTTTACCTTGGGGTTTATAGACTTCGCCCTTCATTAACTCTCCTGCTTTGTCGAGAATGGCAGGGCCAGACAGCTTATCTTCGCCAACCGATTCGGTTAGCGACTGGATAAAGGCGTTTCTTTTCGCAGAGACGGCCAGAACATCGTCTGTATTGTTTGCATCGGCCCAATCGTCTTTGTGCGCCTTATCGTACATCTTGAGCGCCGTTTTGAACTCAGGCGCCTTTGCGGGGTCTTGGGCTGTCTGCCTTAGCTTGTCCAGCTTGTCGGCCGAAGCATTGCTTAATCCGTGAAGCCTTAAATCGTCAATATCCTTCCGATCTGAAATATGATCGTCCCTATCGGGATCAAGTATGCGTTGCCTTGCATCGGCATAGACACTAGGATCGGTTCGGTTCTTGGCCTTATCGTCGGACGCAATATGCTTCTGCGCCCACTCAATATCCTTTGGGTCGGTGATCTTCTCTTTGGTTTTCTTATCAGTATAAGAAGAAATATTGCTCGCGTTCGTCTCGCCCTTAATAACGCTATCCCTGAACCTGTCGCTTACCTCGCCTGCTTTCTGTGCCTCCACATTATCTACGTGCTGCTTTTGCGCCCTGATGTCCGTACAAAGACTTCTGGAGGTCTTTTCGGTCAACCCCCAAGTGGACCAATTAGCAGGGTTATGAACATCGTCCCACGCTTTGTCAAAGTCGCCGTTTGCGGAAGTCAGATTGTACGTGCTGAATATGTTTTTAGATGCGGCCTCATAGTCCTTTGGGGCTTGCTGTTCCTTCTCGTATCTATCCTGTGCTCTGGCTTCATGCAGGAGAGCGGTGCTTCGTTTCTCAGCCTGCCTGATAACCAAGTCCTTAGTCTTCTCACTTAGTCCCTGGTAGACAACGTCGCCATCCTTATTTTTTATTTGAGCGTATTCACTCTTAGGGTCATTCAGCTTGGCTATTAATGCCTGCGGGTTCTCCCACGCTTCCCGCTGTGCTCGCTGATGGAGTGTGTTCTCGATAAACTTACTTCTTTGTTCGACATATTTCTCGGCGTCAATAGCTCCCGAATGATATAGTCCGTCTAAAGTTGCAAGCCCACCCTTGCGAGAGTCGTGGAAGGATTGAGCACTTGGAGCACTGATCGCTGCATTTCCGAACTTGGAAAGATTCTCGACGCCTCCCGCCCTAAGCTGATCTACCTGAGTAGTTCGCACTGCATGGTTCACATCGTTGGTATAGGACACTGAATGGAGCGTCATTTGGTTGTCGAGGTGCTGCTTGGCAAGCGGGTCTTTCGTCTGGTCTAAAATGCTCTTGTGAAGCTCCCCAACCTTCTGCTTCCACAGTTCGTTGCCGCTATCGGGGTTCTGCTTGAAATCAGGGCTGGAAGTAATCTGGTGATAGAGTGCAGCGGCCTGTGTCTGAAAGTTTGCCATGCCGGTTGATACTTGATGCGCCTGTTGCGCCTCTTCCAGTTTCTTGCCCCACTGGGTTGCGATATTGCTAACCTCTTCGCCAGCATGTTCAAGTGCGGCGCTGGGCGCAAGTTTGGCGTAGCTTAACGGAATCTTGGCTGCTTCCACGTTGCCGTGAGGAAGTTCTTTGCTCTCGTATGTGGGGATTACTGGAGACATTTAAGGATTAACTCCCTGTATTTAGAAGCGATGAACCGGCACCGCCGGGCATAAATGCTTTGCTTACTCCGGTCAGAAGCGTTGTCCCCGCATTCATGAATCCAGAAGTCTCGGCGTTCTTAGCTGCCCAATCGTCTGTATTGGCTTGCATGCCACCCACTCTCAGGGCTACATCTCCGCTATATCCGGTGTATTGAATATCTCGCTCGTACTGGCTGTACGTGTTTGCCATAACGTCAAGCGGTGTTCCGACCCCAGGATCGACTCCGGCTCCACCGTACTTGGCAATCTGGCTTCCGATCATCTTCCGTCGCTGTTCAGATAGATCGAGCTGCTTCGCCTTATCGGTCTGATCGGTCATCTGCCCTTGAATGCGGGCGACGTTGGCGTTCTGTTGGAGGATAGCTGCCTGAGTTTTGCCCTGCTCGATTGAGCCGACAGCACTCATGGCAGTCCCGGCAAGTGCTATAAAGGGGAGTATGGCGGCAAAAGGTCCGAACCTGACATTAGCTGGATAGGGGAAATCTGGTGTCCCTACCCAGAAGGTATCTACGAGGGTCTGCATATTCTCACCACCTCAACTATGTCTTCCTGATCTGGCCCGTATGCTTTGCGGGTTGATTCAATCGTGAAGCCCAAATGTTTTGCCCACCTAACGTCTTGGTCTAAAGAGGGAAACACTTTGCCTTGCATCCGCACCCATCCGTGCTCGCGTTGGGTCCGATCAAGGTTATCTCGGCATAACTTGAAGGCAAGTTTCCTGTGTTTCTTTATCCCTGATCTCGAAATGAACATTACGACTTCTGCAAGACTCGGCCACAGGAGTTGGAGAAACACTACCGACGCTACAACACTATCTCCCACAAACAGCGTGAAGCCGGTTCCGGCTCTTTCAACTACATCCATGTAAGGTTTAGTCTGAATAAAATCCTTCACTCTGCCGACAGTATCAATGTCAGGGATAGACAGGGCGTGTGCGGCCTTGAAGGGTTCTATTTTGAAGTCTGTCATTAAACCCTTTCATCGTTCTGTGGGCATATTCTCACTAGTTCTTTTTGGTTACTGACAGTTCCACAACCCGGACTTACGCATAACCATAATTGCACCGGCATGATTTGAGTCTCCGGCGTTTGGTTCGCGGCGGTATCTGCTGGAACTTCTCAGAGCGTAAAAACCGGCACGAACACATTTCCTTTACATTTAGGACATCCCAAGGTCGCAAGCGGAGTATCATCAAATTCCTTTTCTTTTCGCTTCAGATGTGAACCTATCGGAACAACCTTCATCGGCGCGATCCTACTCAACTCTCCAAACTCAACTCGACAGAAACAGCACTTATCTCCATCGGGAGCCCCGGTGTTGATTGAAAGCAAATAGAAAGCTCATCGGTATTGGAACTAAACGGTAGTCGCTTGACCCCATTAAATAAAGGCCGCTGAGTATCGGCCATCAAATCGCTGTATGTAATGTCGTACAAATCTGTAAAGCTCGCTCCGTATTGTCCGCCGAGACTATTCAACATTCTTACAGCAAGACTGAAGGATAGCTTTTGCCTTCCTAAGCTGGCTCCCTGTCTGTCAACGGGATCCAATGGGAAGGTCTGGATACTTCCCTGATACGGCAGACCTACCACGGCGCTTACCTGCGGAACCCTCGAAACGGTAATGGAGCCGCCGGAAACAACGTATTGCCGATCTTCTGGAAGTCCGTCCACAATAGCTGTTGCCGTCATGCCGTCCAGATAGTCTAGTCCCGTAAGGGTGGCGGCACCGGCTGAAAATACGGTTGCACAATCAAGCAGGCAGAAATCGCTTGCCACGCGGGCCGCCGTACTCAAAGGTTCGTTGTTCGCCATGAGTTCAACGCATCGCACTGTCTGGCCGTTTATGGTTCTATTTACAATGCACCATAGTTCGTCATAGCCCACTGTTATCCCGTTGCTCGCCATCTTGGAGGCACACGATTCGAACGTACCCTGAGTCGTTATCCTGGACCACGCCACTACCTTCTCGTCGCGTTGGTAGGTCAGGGCAAGAAGAACTCCATCCCCTCGAACACAGTAAACAATCGAATGGGGCTCCTGCTGATAGCACATATCAAATATGCCGCCTACCGTGATGTGCTCTGCCCTGATCGTTAAGTCGGGAGCTTTGAATCCATCGGACGCTAAATCGTAAACAAATTCCCTTATCTTCCGCCTAGCCACCTGAGTAAACAACGTAGCCTGCCCTATAGAAACGGGAGCCGGGTATTGTGCGCTGCCGTGTGAGGTCTGGATATTACACAAAATAGATGTTGCCGTTATGGGAGTCTGATTACTGCCGGAACCGCCCGTGATTTGCCCTTCTTCCCCTATGGAGCCAATCATTATGCCTCGCTGGCTCTCCATCCACACTATCGGGTCAATAAGCTGAGTTGGAGAAAAGGTTATGGCCGCGTCGTCCGTATCTCCATCTGGGTTGAAGTTCTCAAAGTCTCCAACCCACGATCCCCAGATCGTGTCACCCATTCCAAACCAGAGGCGATCGTCATGGAAAAGGGCTGTTGCCGGGTAGCCCCGATACCCTGACCACGCTCCTTCGCGCCAATTCGGAGTAGGGTTCGTGCTATTGAAAGGAAAAAGAACCGATCCTGTAACCTGAGAGGGTGATATGTACTGCGTTATGACCAATGTGCCCCACTGCTCTGCCTGGGATATTTGGCCCGTGTTCCCTGATCCGCTAGAGTATTGAGTACAAAAGAGCCGGTAATAGATATTGCTTCTCGATTCTACAAAGCTCTGAGTCGTAGAATAAAAAAATGTGGCGACATCTTCCCAATAATTGAGGTCCGTGCTGCTTTGTAAAACGATTGTGCCTATCCAGTAACTTCCACCGTCCGGCGGAGTGTCGGGGGTAGTATCTACTTGGAATTTACCCCTCAGACGCAAGGGAGCGGTGGCTTGCCCCACCGACGTAAAATCTTGAGCTACGGTCTGACCGCCATGCTTTAATCTCCATAACGCACCTACATGGCCGGGATAAAAGACAACTCCAGGACCAGTGGGAGTTATTCCTAACTGGCATCGCCAATCGACCGACATATTATTTATGATCGCCCCCGGTGTTGATCCAGCTCCCGACCCATAGGACAAATCCTGATTCACACATCCAAGGGTAATGCCATCCACCGGAGCAAGGCAGGTAAATACTATCCAATACGCTGTGCCGGGGGATAAAGCGACCGGCGTTGTGAACTCAAACGTATACACGGTATTCCCGTGTTTATTGATGTCAACAAGGCTGCTTGTATCTATGACGGTTCCCGGACTGCCCGATGCGTTTGAATAAACGTAGGCAATTACGGGCGTTGCCGTAGGAGGGGCCGCAGTTACGTAGAGCTGCGCCGAATTAACCTCGAACCCACCGGACGGGGTAAACATAAAACCCAGGGAGGGCGAGTCCGCAGTAAAGGCGGGTTGCGATGCAGTTACAACATCCGTCCATGTTCCTGTGTATGTTTTTGACCCTCTATAGCTCGCTGTAAGCGTTACGCTTTCGTAGGCAGAAGCAGACCCTCCTGCCGACACAAAGGCCAGGGTTTCTCCGGTTGTGTATCCCGTAGGAGTTCCGGTCTGTGTAACCCCGGTAACGGAACCATTTACTATGATGGGGGTAAACGTAAGTCCAGATCCACCTGACGCATATGCCGTCACTGGGGCTGTTAGCCCGGAGCCGCCGTTAATAATAATTACCTGAACCGCCTGCTGATTCGGTCCATTGAACAACTTAAAGTTGACAACGTTCAGAACGGCTTGAGGCTGCACTATTTGCGACCCGTCGCTACCCGTGGCGCTTACCTGCATGAACAAAGTTGAATCGTCGTTCTGATCCATGTAGGGACCATCGTTGAAGCTAACAGCCGGGAACGACCATGATGCTTGGGAGAACCGCTGCAGCTTGTAGACCGGGTGCAAAGGGTTTACACAGTAGACAACATCGAAACTTTCGGCCGTCTGTATATAGGGTAGATCGTCCGTCTGGTATGGCGTTGCCACCTCAAGGGGCAAGCCGGTATTGGGGTCCAGAATCCATGAGTACGGAGGACCGGAGAAAAACCTGATGTACTCGTTTCCCCATTCCATCATGTAGGATTCGAGATTGGAGAAGATGAACGGTATGAGTCTTGCCGTAACGCTCGGGTCTTTGGTCTGAGCTATGAACTTGAAACCCGGGCGAACGAACGCCGGACCATGAGGGCAGATAAGGAAGTTTTCTAAAACCTGGCAGGCATCTTTATATCCTTGCTCTTCGACCTGACCGAGCAGCTTCGCACTCCATTCGCCATAGTTTAGGGCGGATATAAGAGAATATTGGTTAGGCATTATTCACTCTGCCCCTGCCGCCAGCCACGGCTTCTAAACATCTTCCTGCCTTTGAGCCATGAGTCTCTTTGCTCGGGCGGTTGCCACGTTCCCTTCTGTGCATCTCGCGCCTGCGCCTTGGCAATAAGACCGGCAGATATTTTCATAAGCTCTTCTGAAAGCTTTTCGTTTCCCGTCATCGGGTATGCCAAAGTTGCCGCTATGTTGTGGGCCAACGCCAACGTGAACATACCAGAAAAAAGCCCCGTCTCGGTAACTCGATAAGTGTATTTCAAGAAGACGTAAGGGATATTTGTTAGGAGTAAATCGCCCTCTACAACCCACGGGAAGGAATCAATATCACGCCACAGCCCATCGGGCCAAACGACCCCGGCAGTGGGCTCATCTTCACTCCCGCTTAGGTCGAGTGGCATTATCAAATCAGGAGGCATCTGGAATTGATACAAGTAACCGAAAGCCGGACCCGTCGATAGCTGCTGCAACTGAACCCGCTCCGTTGCGAACGTCCAGGCATACTCTTCGAGAAGCGAGTCAAGCAGGATCGGATAGGCTGCGCTGACCAACTGCGCCTGCTCGGTATTTTCCGTGATCGAGACAATGGGCTTACGTTTCAAAAGTGTCATTGCCATTGTTCCGATCTGTTCAATGCTTGCCACGTTAATCTCCTGCTGCGGTCAGGTACAACTTCACTTTCCCCTGTACGGAATTTCCCGGACCCGAAACGTTCAGGGTTAGCGAATCGCTGTTGCTCTCACCTATAAGGACGGCCCCGTAGATAGCATTGGCGGTATCCTGCTTAGGGATAGCTGCTTCGGTGGCCGTGCGGCTTCTGGTAGCGCCTACACCGCCTAAAACGTCATACCCATCCGCATCAACTAGCGTTACAGTATAAGTGCTCGAAGGTTCCAGAGATGAAGTACCCGGAACGGTTTTCACCCGGAATAGATATGAACCGGCTATTTTTTTGAAGATGTCCGAATTGAGAACCGTTCCCGTGAAAACACCACTGCTGTCTGTGGTCCACACTAAAGAGACGATCCAAGTTATGAGCTGATTGTTTCGTGTCTGAACTACCGATTGCGCGAGTGAGCCTGCCATTAATCACCTTTCTTTCTATGGGTGATAGCTTCCCGTTAGAATAAGTGTTTATCCCCCCAAAAGAGTCTTCGCGCCGCCAGTGCCTTGGTTCTGCCCCAGTATAGTACTTTGGCGACCCATGGCACGCATGAGACGGATTTTCTCGGCGCTTGCCGCATTGTCCGTTGACTGCTCGGTTTCTTTAGCCGGTGGCGGCATGGGGGGCGTTGCGGGGGTTGATCCCCCAAACATTCCGCTCATGCGAGTTGTCCTTTCAGGTTAGGCGATACGTGTAAACTGCATTGTGGCACCCGCATAGACGCTGGACGTATCGGCGTGAGAAGCATGTTGTGCCATCTGCATTTGAATTGTTCCGCCCGTTCCAACTACCATCGACCCACGTATTACGGTGTCGATAATCGCAGTCTGAGAATCAAGAAGGAGCGTTTGGTCGGCGGTCGTGGTCGTATGCTGTGTTACCAAAGCGGAAGCGGTAAACCCCTTGCCGGTAGCCTCTATTGAAGTCAGGACGGTCGTTGTCAGCTTGAAGGCCACTTTGATGCCGCCGTTGGCTGTCGCTGTTCCAGGCAGATTCACCACAAAAGCGTAAGTCCCCGGCACTACGGTCGCCACCAAACCTGTCACATTGGCGAGGGTTATGTTGGATGTAGCATCCTGCTGGCTGGAACACCGCGACCAATCGGTAGAGACGGCCCCGGTAATAGTCTTGTTGGTCAAGGTCTGAGTGGCCGCGATGAGCGCAATCGTATCGGTTGCCGCAGGCAGGGTCGCCGTATAGTCCGAACCGCTCGAATTAGCCGTGGCGATGACCGCCTTACCGGTTGAGGAACCTTTCAACTTGATTGAGGTAGTGGCGTCTACGGTGGTGAAAGCTCCGGCAAGGGGGGTTGACCCGCCTATTGCCACATTGTTCATCGTGCTGGCCGCAGTCGGGTTCACAGTAAGAACGCCGGTGGGAGAAATGGCAACCGTAGCCACAGGACTGATGGTTACTGTCCCGGTCCCCGTTGGAGAGATAGCAACGTTGGCACTCACCGGAGATAGAGTAACGGTACTGGACGCCGCAAGAGTTGTGAATGAACCAGCGCCGCCGCCCGTCGTCCCAGCTATGGATGCGAAATCAGTACCGGTCCCATAAAGCCAAACAACCGTACCGTTGGTTACGGAAACGCCGGTTGCCGGGCTAGGCCCCTTCACCGTAAGCGCATACCCGGTCGAGTTAGCAACCAGAATGATTTGTCCCTTACGAGCCTTAAAAATTGCATTTACGGCCCCGTTTGCGTTTGTAGCGATAATGAGTTGGGCTCGGTTCTCACCGGCGGTAGCCGTCCAAGCAACAGCGGCAGCGCCGTAGTCATGAGAAGCTACTTGGAACTTGGAAATTCCGACTCCGATTACATCGGCAATAAGGGACAGTCCATTGATCGGATCTTCAACAATCTGCTTACGTCTTTTTTCAACAGTTCCACTCATTTTTATTTCTCCTGTCCGTCCGCTCTCCAAGAGCGAGGTCGCTAACCAGGCTGAGTACCTGGCGCGTCAGGTCTTTCGTTAACGTATAGCCCGCCCCGTTGACATATCGGCCGGATTAAATCTTTCCGGTTCGGGAGCAGGATTGAGAAGCTGCTTCGGACTGGTTGGTTCCGGAGCGTCGAGAATTTCCACATTGATCTTCGTGTCCATGATCTCGAACCTGAAATTGAAGGGTTCCCCTGGCCCACCTACCGGAACTTTGTTCCTGGCGTAGTTGATCTTTCGGGGATCAACTAGAATCTTGGCCCAAAGTTTCTTCGTTTCCTTTGCCCCTTCTGGATCATACGGTTCAAACTGAAAGGGGATGAGCCTATCGGTTTCAACATCGACAACCGAAGCGCCTGCCGGATACCAGTATTCGCGGGCATAATCCCACTTGTGCGGCGTCTCGTGTTGCGAGAACTCTATGTCTATTGTGTCACCCTTTCTATAGAGATGCCCACCATCAGTACCAGGACGGGTCCAGAAACATTTGTCTTCCCTGCAAACCCAATGGGTAATGCGGGGAACACCCTTTACCTCTTCGGGCTCAGGTTGCACTTGGGCCGCCCCTGTTGGATCGAATTTATATTCCTTAGCCATACTCAGTTCTCCTTGGGTAAGGGAAGGGGATTCCCTCCCCCGCCCCAGGTTAAGTCTTGTTTACGTTCCTGATCCAGTCGGAAGGGGTTCGCCAGAAAGCCATGCCGTAAAGGTTCCTCCTGTAGCGTTTTCGCCCGCTACAGTATTTACGATCTCAAGGTATCTGGGAGCGTTCGGAGGAATGGCGATGAACGTCCCGAACCCTACGACGAGTTGCGCCTGAGTGAAGGCAACCGAACCGACAAGTTTTGCAAAGCCCGAAGTGGTGGCCGAGCCCCAAAGCTCGAAGGTTGATGTCATGGTGTTGCCAGCCGAAGCCCCGGCAGCCGCCATCTGAATGTTTGCGAACACGGGCTTGCCCATACCAATGTCAAAATTGGCAAGTACGGCCCCGAAAGCATCCGTACCAACTCCGGTGTCAATATAGTCGCTCGCGTTGGCTCCGGTGTTTCCGAGTGCTTGAGGATTGGTGGTTTTTGTAAAGAGTGCGTCGTAGTCGTAAGGCATATCTATGCTCCTTCCTTGTCGAGCAAGTGTTAGCTGATTTGGGTTTCTGAGTTGTTAATCATTTCGTCGATATAGATCGGAACTCCCAACACGGCCGGAACTTCTCCGGTTCCCCAGGGGTCTTCCATTGTGTACCAGACGTTCCCCTTGTCCTTGGCCGCTTTGTAAACCTGCGCCCAAATAAAGCGGTTCACATAGGCATACCCGCCGCCAGCACGGTTTCTCATCTGCGCTATAACGGAAATGAAGGTATCATCATCCCATGTCGATGCCGATCCAGTGGGAATGATATTTGCGATACGCCCTATAGCGAGAGGGTCTTTTACAACAAGGCCACCCTCCCAAACGAAATGGTCGCGGTAGACTTCCATGAGGCTACCGTCGCTGAACTGTTTGGTGTCCCTGCCCAAGTCTTCATGCAGAAGCCAACCTTCGCCGCCACGCGGGTAGACCATGAAAGCGGTATCTTCGCCCCAAAGGATTACATACATTGAGGTAAGGGCCGCGCCAGTACCGCCGCATCCCTGAATGGTCGTGCTATTCAAAGCGGACATACGGGGTGCAAGGCCGGTCCATGCAAGCGGGGTTGTGGCTACATTGCCGTACCACAGGTTTGTAGCCCATGTCTGAGCGATGCCTTCCATCGACCCGACAACTTCATCCATACGGTATTCTTGAGGGTTGGGCATCTTATCCACAAGGCCCTTATCAAGTTCGATATAGCCTTCGAGCATACCGATGTAATCCCGGATTTGCTTCCTGCGCCCGATGTCAGGACTTACGCCAACGTTAAACCCGCGCCATGTACCGGCGGGCAGATAGGTTCTTTGGACCTCCACGTTCGAGGTCATGTCGTTTCCCTCTTTCCAGATCGGATGCTGGATGCCGGGTTTCATCTTATAGAGGATTTCTGCAACCCGAATCATTTCGTTATTGTGGGTCGCCTTGGCTGCTTCAAGAAGGGTCAACCTTCCCACTGTTGATACTGCTGCCATGATTTATGTCTCCTTCGTATCTCCGGCTTTGGCAAATACGATGCGTTGCTACTTTCTGCCCTTCTTGTTTGATCCCATACTTTTTGAGTAGTCAAACATGGGACGGCCGTCTTTCCGTGTGGGACTTTCGCCACCACCACCTTGACCGCCGCCGTCTGAAGGGGGTACGTAGTCTTCGCTGATCGCCTTACCGATCTTTTCCATTAAACGGACTAAGGTCGGGTTACTGCCAAGCCGGGTATCTTCGAAATATTGAAATTCACTATCTGAAGCAAACTTTCTGAAAGTCTGCTGCACCAGTTTCGATTTGCTATCAAACTCGTTACCCCACTCGATCTTCAGCGCCTCGATGCCTTCTTGCTCATTCTTGGCGACTTGATCCATGAATGCCTGCTGCATGACCATGTACTGACCCGCTATGGCCTCGAACTGCTCCTGACCCATACCCGCTTTATGGGCCGCATCTTTCATTGAGGCCACAAAGGCAGGATCAACCGGCAAGCCCTTTGGTATATCGAGAGTGTACCCGTCTGCCTTTTCGGGAACCTTGGGGAGTTTGGCGCTGAGTTCTTCATTCTGCTTTGTTATATCGTCCTTTGCTTTCTGGAGTTCGAGATGAGCTTTTGCAAGCTCGGATACGTCCTTGCCCTTGAAGTCCTTAAAGGAATCGGACGTTTTGTATTCATCGCTCAGACCATCGAACCAATTAGGAGCTTCGATCTTGCCGTTTGCTCCAGCGGTTCCCGCGTCTGCGTTTGTATCGGAGTTGCCGGTACCAGCCGCTCCGCCTTCAACTATTGCCGCACTCACATCGGGGGCGGGAGTTCCGCTTACGTTGGGTATCGTGCCGCCGCTTGCTACATCTGCCATTTGGTTCTCCTGTTTAGTCCGCCAATAGAAAAAGGCCCTCACCGGCCTGTGCACAGGAGAGCCTTCTTCGATATTGGCTCCATCAACGGGGGATCAACCCGGATGGAAAGATTGTCAGATTAAATTATTACGCTATATGTCTCCTACCATTTCAAAATATTCCTTCCGATGTGCGAAAACGAATTTACTGGTGTATTGGTCCATCTCTATTTTTAAATCACACACATTGCCGCAAAGATAAGTAGCCCTATCCATTGGGCAGCTTGGACAGTAATCAGATATGCCTCTGCCGTAGCAGAGCATCCTTGCTTGCGCTGTATCGTAGTCAGCCACTTCCTTGCAACTCATCGGTATGCCTCTCATTTTACGTCCAATTCTTTTTTCTGGCTATTCAACTCGTCTATCAGGGCTTGTTCTGCCGACTGCCCCTGTTTATATACACACTCGGCGTAGATACCTGGGATGTTGTCGGCTATCGCCAGAAGCGAAGCTCTAACGCCCTCGTTGAAAGAACTTGTATCTCTCGAATTTGTAAAAGATGTTCTCCATATGAAACTACTATTTATTATATCAGTCAAGACCTTACGGCCGTGTTCTGTTCCGAAGGTCTTAGCGTAATCATTATGAAGATTCAACCGCATCACAAGTATCTCGCGCGCGGCCTCTTCTCGTTCTTCTCTTTCGCGTTGGCGTATTTCCATTACCTTTTCTTTGCCACTTTGCCACCGGAGCGGGGAGCGGCCTTATTGGCAACGGTGCGTAATGCCTTCACTTCTTCGGCTTTGTCCTTTATCATTGACTGTGCTGCCTTGGCCGCACCTTTTAACCGATTAGGGTCGCCCATGATCTGCTTTGCTTCTGTCAGAGTCCTGGCATCACTCTCGCGCTGCCATTTAGCATCAAACGATACAGCTGTTGGTTTTGACATTATTGCGCTCCCTGTTCTTCTTGTCCGCCGCCCTGCATTGCTCCCGCCATCTCGGTCAGGGCGTTAGGCTTTGACTTGTCCATAGGTGTTTTTCCCAAGGCCTTTGCCAACCCCGCCCCCTGCTGAAGCTGTTGCATCTGTTCCTGCTTCTCCTGCTCTTGCTTGCGCCTATCCCGTATAGCCTGTACCTGATCTTCCGACCTTATCACACCAGCGGGGCATCCCGTCATGTCGGCGCGCTCCCTGATAGCCACATCAATGTCTATCAGGTCGGCGGCTTCGGGAAAGATTTTTTCAGCTCCGCCTACGAAATTAACATTCTCGTCAATTACAGATTTGCCTACTTCCTTTTGAGCTACCGCAAGGATCGAGTTATATTCAATCTTGAATGACGTTCCCTGTATTTCCTTGGGGGGAGGTTCAAGACCGTACCATTCAGGGAATTCAAGGACTTCCTCGATGACTCCTTCGATAACCTGATCCAATATCTCATCTGTCATGTGTTCTATGAATGGGCCAAGTTGAAGCAACCCTTGAGATACCATTTGATCTATCTGCGCCTTGGTTACTCGGTCGGCTTGATTCTCAATGTTCATCATCATGAGAAAGATGTTGTTGTAGAAACCTACTTTGATTCTTTCCCTGAGTTGGGCCTGCTTTGCCTCTCCCGCCTGAATGTTGAACTTTATGTTGTAGAGCGGTTCGAGGTGCTTCTGTCCGGTAGTTTGGTTCAGATAGGATATTCCTCCTGCACCCGTCCTGATGGGCTGTCCTTGGAGAGAAGTATCCGCCGTAACGGGCGGGTCAACTTCTTTATGCACGGCGATAATCATGGACTCTTCCATGTCCTGTAGACGTCTGGCATCTTCAAGTTTTTTAATCGCAGGGCTGGCCGTACCGTACATATTGGAGCCTACTATCTTCCAACGGGGAACATAATAGGGGAATGTTTTATACCCTGACTCGTGTAGGATTTTTGCTTCACCTTGAGCGCCGCTTGTCTGCTGAGATGATCTTAATTCTGAACCGCCCTGGTTTTCCCACCACACGGATTCAAACGGCATATTGCGGTTGTCGGATCGACCCACCTTCCTATCTTTTCGAGGCTGCACACAATGGATGATCTCGTACGAAACATACGGGTTCTTTTCTGCATCAGTCCTAACCTGTTTGCTTGCGGAGTTTTCCCCGAACTGCTGAACTATTTGTCGTGCCGTCATCCAAACGGATCTGTATAGTGTATCGACCACTCCTAAACTGGAACATGAAATCCAATACTCCCCGTAGGTCAGAGTCTTAAATCTCAAGCCGTGTTCGGGGTCGCGCTGTTTCATGAAGCAGCCGGTAGCGAAAAGAAGAATCTCTCCGTAAACCTGATGGATGGCACTATAGAAGTTGCTTACCCGTAGAACGGTATAGATGATACCACTGAGCTTATCCAGCCATTCGCGGGAAGGACCGTACTTGTTGAGGCTCTTGTCTCTGAACGCCAATCGGAACCAGGGACGAGAGGATGGAGTAAGGCCACTATTCATTCCATTTTGAGCAACTTCTAAAGCGTCCTGTGGGGTAGAATCAAGAATCCTTTCGGCGCGTTTACCGTGGAGTTGGTCGGGCCTCATATCGTCACCAGGATACCGGCCACATTCGGGCGCAAAATGACGAGTGATCTCTTGGCAAAGAACCTCGTCAACCTGCCGCTGATCTTTCAGGCGAAGGAACTTTTGCTGGTACTCAGATATTTTTTGACGCTCATCTTGGGACATTTACTGTCTCCAACTCACTTCCCTGAAAGTCTGCCGTTCGGTTTGCTCCTGAATCCCACGGCCCAATCCGATATAGCTTGGGGATGAATTGTCCGTGTGGGTCTGGACGCTGCCAACCGTAAGCCTGTCTCTGCTCTTCTTTTCTGTTACTTCCCTAAAAAAAGAGATAGCCAAGGCATCGGCTCTGCCTACATCAACGTCAAGTTCTTCCTTGCTTTGAATTTGTATCTTGCCGTCACCTTTACCCGGTACTGTTTCGGGGGCCATGATTGCAGCGCGGAGTTTAAGGTCTTGTTCTATGGCTCCGCCTATCTTCAGCCAATCGCGCATACACCTCCAGAGATACGCCCTCATGTTGCGGCATCCCTGATCGGGTGATCCCGAACCAAAGTCAACCAACTCCCATTGTTTCTTCCAAGTCTGGCCGCAACTCCAAATGCCGGTTCCCCACCCTTTATCAATGAATACGGCATCAGCTCCCTGGTTATTTTCCTCGTTTGCGAGAATCTGGGCGACTTCTACATCGTTATCGTTTTTTGGCATAGTGCGTAAGATTTTGAAGAAAAGCCCCTGCCTAAGTCCGAAGACGAGTTCGTTCTTACCGGTCCATGCTGGATCGAGAGTTAAAATTTTAGGAGCGAAGTTGTACTGTTCGGGTCTGAGTATCTTGCCATAAGCCGCATCCACATCTCTCGTGGAAATGAACTGCCTATCCGATGCTGAAGGGAAGAGGCCCCGCACACGGACTTTAAAGAAATCAGAGTCTTCTCCGTAGTCGTCTTGCCACTCTTGTATCTGGACCTTGTTGCTAAACTTGCACGTGCGCGTGTCGATCTGTTTGTGGTTCCACCTGTGGGCGAACTTGCCTCCATCGAAGCATTCTCTGAACCTGCCGGTATTTCTTGTGGGATTGCCAAACACGCACCAGATTATTTCTGTCCCAACATCGGTCAAAGCACCTTCGGTAACATTCCAAATTTCGTCAGCGATAGCACTGCTCTCATCGAAGATGACGATAAGTCGCTGCTTTTTATTGTGCAGTCCTTGGAAGGCTTCTGTATTCTCCAAACTCCAGGGAGCCATGTCTATCCGGAAGGTTTTCTCAAATTCCTTACCCTTCCAATAAATAGCCGTAGCAGCAAGCTCGAACAGGTCTTTGGTGATACATAGCCTATGCCATTTGGATAGTTCGGCCCAGGTCTTGGTTTTTAACTGGCCTTCAGTATTGGCTGTTACGACTCCCTTACTGTTCGGGAAGGTAGAAAGGCACCAGAGTAATATCCATGCCACCAAACTAGACTTGCCCGGACCGTGACCGGATGCTATAGCTTCTCGGATTACCCCACCGTCAGGACGGGCGTTGTCCGTAACCCTATTGCCAAGATTGACGAGAAAATCCCTTTGCCAATCGTCGGGACCGGTTTCACCCTCAAGCTCTCCGCTCCCCCAAGGGAAGGCATACATCACCCACCCGTAAGGGTCGTAAGCATACGAAGCGCTCTGGTCTACGAGTTGGCCGTAATGCTCTGCGGCTTTTGCCGCTGCTGTCTGCTTTGCCACGTTAGGCTACCTGGGCCGCTTCTGGTTCTTAACGCTCTTGATGTGCTTGTTGGCGTCGTGCTGTGCCGCGTTTACATGCGGGCCTTCTCTGTTGTCACTACCGGACTTGGGGCCTTTTCTTCCACCACCGCGCCCACCACAATCCTGCGCTGCTTTTGATGCCATGTCGTTACTCATTTATTTTTCCTTTCGTTGGGTCGTTGATGAGAATTAAAATTACTTCAAACTCACAAGGTTGTGATCGTCGGGTTTAGCTTCGGTTGATCGAATCGGATCGTCAGCCGTCCCGGTCCCGACCTTGTTGTGGTCCTTCGAGACGAGGCCGAAAATCGCAAACAGTATGGCCATTTCCCACTGATGAGCGGTCGGAAGTTGACCAGTACCGCCGTTGATTATAGGGTCAATGACCACAGACATTCCGAGAACTAATCCCAAGAGGGTTGTCTGCCAAGATCCAAGTATGGTTGTCTGAATGAATTTCAGCATATGATTATCTCCTCATAGGGGGACCGCCGAACGATCCAATCATCGGCCACATCGCGCTTAGAATCCAGATGCAAATGAATACGATTGCAACAACCTGGATGATACGCTTTATCGTCGGGTCAATCGGAAGCAGGCTAACGATGTAGAGCACCGCTCCAATGAGGATTAGAGCTATCAAAATCTGTAGTATCGGCATTATGATTTCCTTTCCTTCTCCCAATCCTTGAAGCGTTCACATCCGTCCCTGCATGAAGTGTTGTGGTCCACGACAAAGTAGCTCGAGCATGTGGCGCATGGGTTTACGATCATTGCGATAACCCTTTTCCGCAAAACGGACAATATGAAACCGGATCACCGGAGTACGTGTGTCCGTGAAGCCATGCGTCAAAAACAATGTCCTTTAAAGACGGATAGCTTCTCACCCATCCTGGGCAGTCACATTGGTTCGGTATCAGGTCGCTCATGCATGCTACTCCCATATTACCACGCCAGTATTTGGGATAACGTGCCAAGCGCGATCATCAAAGCACCCTGCCATGCGGAAGTCCTTTCGGTCAGTGATGTCGAGCTTGGGCATCCCATTGTCTTCAAGCCAATGTTCGATTACTTCCTTCTGGCCAGGAAATGAAGCGCGAGCAGTAAAGATTTTTACCTCGTATTTCCCCTCATTTACCATAATAAGAAGATGCTCTTTCATAGCAGGGACAGGGGGACCAATCTCAAGAAGGTTGAAAACGCCATGGTATTCAGCGAGAGTTGAATCGACGTCGAATCCCCACCATTCTTCCGTAAAAATGTCGCTCATTTCATAAAACCTCCGCAAGGAAACCCCTGATTTCAATCAGGGGAGGAATTGCGGCTTGACACGCCGCTGTTTTAAATCTATAATCCTTCAAACAAAAGAAGGATATGCCTTGAAACTGATTGCCCAAGTGAAACTTCAGACTACGCCAGAGCAACACAAAGCCCTGATGGATACGATTCTGCGTTCGAACGAATGTGCCAATGCGTTGTCTTCTTGGGCTTGGGAATCGCAAACCTTTCGACAATACGATCTTCACAAGGCAAAATATTTTGAACTGAAAGAACAGTTTGGCCTTGGTGCTCAAGTGACAATCCGGTGCATTTCCAAGGTTTCCGATTCGTACAAGAAAGACAAGAAAACGAAACGAGTTTTCAAAGACACCGGCTCCATCGCTTTCGACAGCCGAATCCTTTCTTGGAAGATGAAAGATCAGTCTGTCAATATCTGGACTCTTGTGGGCAGGCTTCGAGTTCCTTTTCTCGCAGGGAAAAAACAACTTGAACTTCTCGAACACAGGAGAGGTGAAGCCGACCTTGTGCTTTCCAAAGGAATTTTCTATCTGCTTCAGGTCTGCGAAATTCCGGAACTGCCTGAGTTTGAACCAAAAGGTTTCTTGGGGGTCGACCTCGGAATCGTTAGTCTTGCCACCACTTCGGATGGAGATACTTTCTCCGGTGAAGCGACGGACAAAGTCCGAGAGAAAGCAACCGAACTTAAAAGAGCACTTCAAAGCCGTGGCGGAAAGTCTTCGAAACGCCACCTTAAAAAGTTTTCCGGTAAAGAGGCAAGATTCAAGAAGAACACGAACCACGTAATCAGCAAGAAAATCGTTTTTTTGGCTAAAGACACCTGCCGGGCAATCGTAATTGAAGACCTGAAAGGCTTCAACGGCAGGACAACGGTTTCCAAGGCGCAAAGAGAACGGTTCGGGAGGTGGAGCTTCGGGCAGCTCAGAGGATATATCGAATACAAAGCCAAACGGGAGGGTGTGCCTGTAATTGCGGTCAATCCCCGCAATACGAGTCGAACCTGTTCCGTGTGTGGTTTTGTATCTAAGAAAAATAGAAAGTCTCAAGCCCTATTCTCCTGTACGAAATGCGGGTTTACAACCCATGCGGACTTAAACGCCGCAATCAATCTTAGTTTTAAGGGCAACCCTGTCAATTTGCCCATCGCAGTCCACGCTGATTCTCAACTACTCCCGTTCTTGGAACTGCAAGCCTCTGACTTCAGTCAGGGGTAATTGACGGTCATGCTACGCGCTTACTATTCAACTTAGTTCCGAATCCCAAACAGGTAGAGAGTATTCTTCCAGAGGGCCTTAGTATTCCAACTAAAGCTCTTCTGAACCTTTCCGGTATCAATAACAACTCCCATTTTTGAGGAAGCAGTAGGGCCGTTAAAACCGACACACACCCCATTGCAAAAGTTGGAAAGGTAAAGGAGTGCATCGGACGATGAGGCATTCCCGACATAACTCTGTAGTTCACTCCACACGAGGTTGAAAGCCGCAAGTCCGGCTGCAATTTCAGCGTTGGCAGCGGCGGAGTTATTCTTGCCTGAGATTAGAGCGTAGAGATTTGCCACCTCAGTGGTGATTGACTGAAGAGTCGCGGCTGCATCTGTTGGGGATCTAAGTGCACAAAGAGTCCCGATCCCGGCATCAATAAGAACCGCATATTGCGCCACAACGGGCACAACTTCCGCTATCTTTGCCAACCCTCCAAAAGCAAGGCCGCCATTATAGAAGTCGGTAGCGAGCGTTGTTGGAGTAAGTGTTCCTGCGCACCCAATCATGGTGGCGAGAACTACCACTAAAAACGATTTTCTAATTTTGAACTTCATACTTGCTCCTCGACCTTCCCGGTCAAAACGACGGGCTCCACTATCGGAGCGGTTGCGGTTTCGGGATAAACCCCTATGGGGGGCTTGTCCGCTTCGCCAGTCAGGGCTTTTTCAAGCCGGTCGATGTCTGCCAAGGTATTTTCGTAGTTAGCCTTGGCCGCTACCCGCGCTTTCGCAATGTGGGTTTTGGCCGCGCTCTCCATCTCGATTGCTTTATCTGTAAAGATGCCCATGTTAAAACTCCTATCGCTGATCCGCTATAGCTTGCATTGCATCGAGTAGATTGCCCGTGAACTCCGGACAGAACCTACTCGCACTCTGAATCATCTCCTGGGACGCTACAATCCACATCTCATCAACCTGGGTCAGTGCGTCTTTGGTGGCGTACAGAATCCCGCCCCATGTGAGAATGGGCAAGAGGTTGTCTCCCAACTTCGGTACGGTCAGCCCATAAGAAGGAATCCCAACGCCGTGACCGCCAAGGACATTCCCACTTCCGGTCCAGACCTGGCCGTTGCGGAAAGCCGTCTGCATATCATCCGTACAAGAAACGCCCGTATGGAGGTACTTGAAGAGAAAAGCGGCGAGCCTTACATGGTCCCAGTTAGAGGGATCAATGAACACCTTGACTGTCGGTTTCTCCCCGAACGATCCATTTGCAATCCAGTTATCCAAGGAGTTGGAGATATTGAGACCGCTGTCTTTGCCCTTTGTTTCCGCGAGGTATTGCTTTACAACCGCAGGCGCCGTAGGAATAACCCGTTTCCCGACAAGACCCGCGTAAACGGTCCGGCCATGGGCTTTCATGCACTCAACACAGTTGCCGTAGCCGTCCTCAGTCGGTACAGCCGGGTCAGGGCCGTTGCCGTCGAGCGGGAAAAGTACCGCCGGGTCACTCTCACCTAAGCTTGCGTAGACGGCACCCAGAGTGTCGTACATATTGGGGATCGGAGGTAGAGTTACCGGCACGAGGTCTGCGAACTGCAAGGCCTCGTCGATGTGTTCCTGGATTGGAGGTAATTTTCCTAAGTTGTATTGCATCTTATGTCCCTTTCGGGCGCTGTACCACCGTACACCTATCCAACTTGTCGCTGAGTCTTTCTACGGATTTCCTAATGTCTTCCAGGGCGCGAGCAGTCATTTCCCGCTGTATAGTAACGCTGTCCTTAACATCGTTGTGCTCGCCCCTCGGTGTGAAGTTCGTGTTCGCCGTCTCTTTGAACGACTCCAAAACGGAAATGCGCAGGCACATTGCCCTTGCCTGTTCCTCGATAGCGCCGGTCCATTTCGAGATTACGACGAGCTGAATTACAACCGCCAATAGTACCGCTATGACAGTTGTTACCGCGCCGATAATACCGTATTTTTCGACGAACATGCGGCGTTCCGGACTCATCTAAAACCAACCTCCGCGCATAAACGACGGTGGCCCGGTTAGAATGTCGACAACATCGGCCGGAGAGTGCGCCTCCTGGTATGACTCAGAGCCATCGCATGATTTGCAAGGCTCTTCGAGCATATCGGCTTGGTAATATTCGCAGGTTTGGCACTTGCTCATCGGGCAATCATCCTTACAGCCAGGCGCGAACATCGTTCCGGCGCTTGATGGGCGAATTTGCTCGACATGATAGACATAGCCGCTCCTGCCCAATCCTTTGCGGCGATTGCAGACTGGAGGTGATGCCAATCCTTCAGTTCGTGCATGAGATCAAAAGCCATATTTACGAGGGTGCGCTGTACGTTATCGGGGAGGGAATCGTAAGACGGGAAGATTTCACGGCAGCAGATCACCGCCGCGTTAACATCGTTGTTGTACCAGCCGACGATCACCTGATCGGGAATGCCAACTTTGAGCCAGGCTGCTATGTCCTGCCAGGAACATTTAGCCGCTTCTAAATTATGCCCTATTCCCCCAGTCCAGATGCCCTTCGTGTCCTTGTAGGGATGGGTGCGTCGGCCTTCGTCTTCAACCAACTCGGCCTGGAGCCTGACTCTATCCATCGCACAACTCCATAAACGAGAAAAGGCGCCCATTTCTGAGCGCCTCGCGGCGGCGCATGTATGCGGTGATTATTTCGGCAGGAGCGTCGCCCAGGTGGTAGGAGATGAAAGCCGCTTCTCCTGCAACTATGTTGGAGTGCGGCGGGGGAGCGTAGGTCCGAATGTTGTAGCCAAAAACTATGTCAGTTCCAGCCATCAAGAAAGCTCCGCAAAGTCTAAGTCTGGGGTACGCTCGGCTTTTTTCGTAGAACGGACAAGCGTTTTATATCTTCGCCTGCCCACAAGTCTTGTTTTGAAATTGACATATCAAATTGCATGTCGGCACAAGTACCGCCGTCCAGGAGATAGCCAACGGCTCGCAGGAAGGCTTCGGGGCTATCCCCAAGACGACCTACGGCCCAATTACATGCCGTGCATAAAAGCCCTCGGAAAAGTCCGGTTTCGTGACAATGATCAACATTTAGGTGTTGATTCGGAGAGGGCGTTTTATGGCAGATAGCGCATTTGCCCCCCTGTCTTTTGTAGGCTTCTTTATATTTTGAGTCTGGTAAGGGACGGAGTATTTGCTGTTTAGCTTTTTCAATTTCGCATTGTTTGCACGTACCAATTAGAACTGATTTTGTTCCGTCGTCGCTAACTTTACACGAGAAGTCTTCAACCGAAAGGTTCGTCTTACATCTTCGGCAATAATGGAACCCTATTGGAGATAGTTGCGGGTTTACGGCTACCATTAACGCTCCTTTGGGTCGGATTCCCTAACAAATCAACTGCCCCCGCCTTGTGAGCGGAGGCATATTGCGAGAAAGGGGGAGGATGAGTGTTGGTTAAGGGTACAGGGAAGTAAATGGGTCTGTCAATAGTGAATTACGATATGCCAGTATTTTAACGAAATATCGGCAAAATAAATATGCAATAACAAACGATAGAGCCTTGACTTGTTATTATTCTAGCTGTATATTAGGGGCAACTTTTAGGGGGATGGATAAAGGATGAATGTTTTCGCGTACTTGCGGGTTTCTACTAGTGAACAGGACGTTCATGCCCAGCGTGGAGCCATTGAGCGGTTTGCCGCCAGCAACGATGTCACCATTTCAAGGTGGTATGAGTTCTCGATTAGTTCGAGGAAGAGCATGGAAGACCGGGGTATAACTGAGCTTCTGTCGAAACTAAAACCCGGTGACGAATTGATCGTTTCGGAAATATCAAGATTGGCCCGTAGCGTAGGTGAGATTGCGACGATATGCGATACGCTTTTACAGAAGAGAGTCCGTCTGATATGCCTGAAAGAACGTATAGACCTCAAAAGAAATGGCCGGGACATGGACCTGACTTCGCAAGTCCAAATAAGTATGTTTGCCCTGTTCGCTCAAATATCCAGGAGTTTAACGAGTCTGCGGACTCGTGAGGGCCTAGCAGCAACCCGAGCTAGAGGTACGGTCCTTGGAAACCCCCGCCTGTCTGAGCTTAACGACCGCAAGAAGGCAGAAGCCCGTACCTTCGCTTTAACACTGGAACCGATAGTCCGACCCATGATCGAAAAGAAGATGTCCCGGCAGGCTATTTGTAACGAACTCAACCGGCGTAAGATTAAGGCTCGGCGGGGCGGGAAGTGGTCGCAACTTCAATTAAGCCACGCGTTGAAGCAGATGGATGGCTAGGTCATTCGGGACATCGCTTGAGTGTGTCGAATCCACCACCGTTCCAGCACGACTCTTCGTTCTTTTTCTTGTTAGGAAGATTGTTTGTGCAGTCCCTTACCCCTAACTGCACAATGCAGTTATCATTTGTTGCCTCATACTCGTCAATGACAACCGCCAGCTTATCCAAAAATTCGGTCCAGTTCATCTCACCCTTCCCCTAACTCCGCTTCAGATTCAGCATTTACTAAAGATACTTAGGACGTAACTTAATCCCGAAAGTAAGCGGGATAAGAAAAATTAGATAACTTGGCTTCGTAATATTCCATTTCGGCTCGTTGCAGTTCTTTGCTGTCGTGGGAGGCTATGGCTTTTTGAAGTAGCAATTCGAAGGTTATCCTATTCGCGGTTTGCCGGTCCTCTTGGCTTTTTATGACCCCATTGTTCACCGCCTCAATCACAGCCCATAGGTCGAGATCGTCTACCCGCTGTTGGTAGATTTCCTCGGTATCAACTTCATTGTCGCCCTTGCCAATAGTTACCCAGAACATAGCTATCTCACCCTTCCCCTAATAACCGCAATCTCTTCCTGCGTGAACATCTCGGCAGGCTCGAAGAATACAAAACTAAACTCTAGGCCCCGTACCTTGCGGAGATCCAATCTGGATGCAATATCCAAAAACACCATCTCGGCCCCGTTCTTAAACTTGCACCACGCCCTCTTGTGGCTCCACTCAGACCAATGATCTTGGAGAAGGATACACAGACGGGCCTGAGCGTACCGCTGGTCTGAAACGCGCCTACAGGCTATCAGGCCGGTTCCGTTGGGATAGCGGTTACTCTTCTCTATAATGAGTGATGCAAGTTCGGTTGGGTTCATGATTGTTGATCTCCACTTTTATATGGGGTTCGGATAGACGGTTTCAGTTCTACGCCAAAAAAAGTTCCTAACCGAATCCTTGCCTTTCCTGTTGGCGTTCCAGGCCATAATCAATATGGCAAGGTATTCGTAGTCCATATACGTCGCTCGGTCTGATTTCATCTGGCGCATACGCTCTCTCGCTACGAGTACTGGATGCCCACTGCTCAGACCTGCGCCAGTAAGTAATTGATTAAACATGCTATCTGCCAGTTCCTTGTGTATGTTCTTTAGTAGATAATGGGCGAACGCGACAATGCCCGGAGCACATATTCCCCTTAACACCCCGGATTTTTTGTTTAAAAACTGAATCGATTCCCGTATGGTAGGATGCTTTGCTAAATATACCGAAGCCAACTGCGGGGTCATCCTTTTAACGGTGGTGGTGGGTATTCCCCCATCACGAGATTCCCATCTTTGCACCCACGTCAGTACGGCGGCGAGGGTCTTGCAATTAGTCTCGCCATCTATTTTTAGGCTATCGGCTATAGACCTAGTTTTACCTCGGTCTATGGTTTTAAAGACATCTGCATGTAGCCCCCACACGATAGTTACCGGGATGGATGCCCCCGATTTAACTACTGCCATCAATCTATGCTGACCATCTAGCAGACAGTCGTTTTCGCTTATTTTAATGGTTTCGCCGTTGTCTTGCCATCTCCTTTCGCGCATGTCCTGCGCGTAGCGTTCTACGATGAACTTATCTATGTTTCTGTTCTTGGAATAGTTCCTTTCAAGAATGCTCCGGGCGAAATCGGGAGACATTACGACTCTCTCCACAACAACACCGTCTTGGATGATCCTTGACATTAGCGGATTTCCCATCTCACTCTCCCTTCCTGCAAACCCAACTTCACCTTTTATTTTTGAGGCTCAGGGAACAACCCCCGGACTCTGATTCATGAAATCTGGAACTGCAAGCCTCTGACTTAAGTCAGGGGTAGTTGACCCTAATACCTCCCGTGTCTTGCGTTCTGCTGTATCTGAAAACGCTCGCTGTCAATGTCCGTTAGCGCCCGATCCCTCTCGCGCCGATATTCATTGGCCCTGTCTTGCTCATGCTGCCGGTACATATC